ATACATGGTGTATATGATAGACTTGGTGCTGCTCAACTCGAAAAATATTGGTGGGGTAGTCTTGTTATGCAATATCATAAACATATATATCCAGGTATTCTTAAACATTGGAGAAGAAAAGGTTATTTCAATGAACAAACAGGTGATAATCGTGTAGGTTGTGGTCCTGCTCTTATGGATTTCCTTACAATGCCTATTCGTCAATATAACGAAAGACATAAACTCTTAGATGATAAACAACTTGAAGCACTTGAAGGTACTCAAAATCTTTTTGCTGCTTATGTAAACTTTGCTGAGAATATTCGAGTTAACTGGAAAGCACTACCTGAATATCAGAAAGCTTCTATTCGTAGAACAGCTGGTGATATATTTGGTGCTTTATCTTCTATTACGGTTGCTATTGGTACTAATATAGTTTGGGATGATAAGGATAAAGATAAAATGCTTCTTCCTAATCTTATGCTTTATAGTGCAGACCAACTTGCAACTGAAAGTATGATGTATAATCCAATATTCCTTCCAAACAATGCTAAACAGCTTTGGAGTTCTCCTATTGCAATGATGAATATGCCTAATGATATTATCAATAGTCTTAATCTTGTAGCAAATGCTATGTTTGATGATGAATTTGATTATAATTATACTACTGGTCGTTATAAAGGTGAGAATAAATTTAAAGTTAAACTTATGAGACAAGTTCCTATTTATAGAGCTTATAATAATCTTGCTACTCTTGATAAGAGTAATAGTTATTATCATTATGGTCAAAATATACTTGGATTTGTTCCTACATCATTTGATAAATAAACCGCCCCGTAAAGGCTATTGTTGGTAGCACTATACTAATAAGAATTAAATAAAACCTTTATTTGTTGGAGATATTAATATTATTACTATCTTTGCAACAGATAAAGGTTTTCTTGTATGTCATATAGACGGAAATGTTTTAGTTACTAAGTATATGCGGAAATTATTGCTCTATGGTGTAATGGTAGCACAACAGATTTTGGTTCTGTTAGAGCAGGTTCGAGTCCTGCTGGAGTAACAGATTATATTATATGAATTGTTGGTTGTTTAGTTAGTAATCGATTTATTTGGGGAATGCGTAAATAAGAACTAGTGAGTTCTATTCTTTTTATTATTTCAATTTGGCAATGTACAAAAATAAAATCTAATGTAGCAGTAGATAGTCGTGATGATTATCTACTGCTTTTTTTGTGCTAAAGAAAATGTGTCATAATGTGTTGCTTCAAATAATTAAAAAAAAGAGTAACTCAACCTCACGGTCAAGCTACTCAAGTCAATGCTATAAATTGTGCGAATAATGTTACAGCCGCTGCTGTAACAGATAATAAATAAACTATTCTAAACATTTATGTATTATGGAATCTAGTAAGTATTTCATTTAATATTTTAATTTCTTCTGTAAGTGATTAAAATGTTTAGTTTGTATGATTAATCAAGTATGATGATTAAGTTGATTAGAAACAAAATAAACTGGGTTGTGGGAGTTTCCCACCGGCTGACATAGTTTAATCTCTTATGCCAGGAGACCGAAATAAGACGACTAAGTATAAATGGTTAATTGAAATAGACCCACTTTATTTTGCTTCTAATGAACTTTGATATTACGGCTGAACAATTGTTCAGGAGATGAAAATCATCCTCATATAGAGGATTTCAAACTATTGGATTTGTCATATAGCTCAACTCAATTAAGAGGAGCTTTAATTATATTACCATTTGCATCAAGATAAATAACACTATCTGTATCATATCCATCATTGGTAGTATCAATATCTTGTATCTCGTAGTAAGCATCATTAATTCCACAGGAATCTGTTGTATCTACAAGTCTTGCTTTAGGAGCATTCTTTCCACTATTATGTGAACACGCTACAAGAATAACTGTTATAATACTTAATACAATAATAATATTTTGTCTATGTTTATTATAATTTTCGTTCATTTGATTTTCTATATAAAAACTCCTAGTACTTTCACAAGCACTAGGAGCAAGAACTTTTAATTTAAAAACTATGAATAACTATCAACTATTTCAGATACAAATCTATGTATCTTTGAATACAATTTACATGAGTACTACCAACAAACTTGAAAGTTACTTCATCATCTAAAAGAAATACTGTAGTAGGATAATCATAAGCTTTATACTTATGAATAAGTCTCTTAGGAAGCTCTGTAAAATCTTTAATTTCAAGAGCTATTTCTTTAGATGATTTAGCAATAACAGTTTGAGTATTATTTATTGCTATAGAACAACCAAGACAATTCTTAGTCGTTATTATCAGGATTTTTCTTTTCATATATCTCAGCTACTTTTTCATAATAAGAACCATCAGGAGTAAAATGAACTCCTTCATTATTAAGAATAGTTTCATAGTCCTTTGCTACATTCTTTAAATCTCTAAGAAGCAAAGCAAGATTAGCAAAACTTACTTTACCAACTTTATCGCTATTCTTAGCATTTTCAATAAACTTAGCTACATTGTTAACTTCGATAGCAGTATGTGCGTGCTGCTTAATCATTTCTGATACCCACTTTTTCATATTGTTTACTATTTAAATTATTAATTACTTCTTTGCTGTAGAACCAAATCCGCCATCACCTCTATCAGTTGTTCCGAGGTCTTCAAAATTCTCAACTGTATGCCAATCAATTTGACGATGATGAGGAAGTTCAAATTGACCAATAACGTCACCAACTTCAACAGGAATTACTGCATCAGCAATAGGTCTAAATACGACAAAAATTTCACCACGATAACTTTCATCTACAGTACCAGGAGAATTAGCCATTACGAAACCTGCTTTAGTAATTCTACTATTAGGACGAATAGTAAGTGAATCTCTATGTTCAAGAGCTACGTGAATACCTGTTCCGCATTTAATGCGACCATCATCTGTCTTTTCAATAGAAGTACAAATTACATCACAACAAGCATCAGTAGCGTGACCACCAAAACCAAATTCCCTATTATCTTCCATATAATGAGCATATTGAGGGATTTGAGCTTTAACTTTAGGGTCAAGCCAAATTTTAACTGGAACAAAATCAATAGCTGTACGAAGAGCTTCTTTAAGTTCTTTTTCTGCTAGTACTCTGTTCTCTGGAGTTTCTTTAAAAGCATTTGCATAATTAATCATTGCATCTGCTATACGATTACTTAATTGACTCATAATTTAATCAGTTATATTATTACGTTGTTCTAAAATATCTTTTCTAAGTTTTCTAATACTACCTCTATAAATATAATTATGATTTATAACATAAGTATTTTTAGGAAGCATATTATTAGGAATTTTATCATAAAGACGACCTATTACATCTAATTCTACTAAACGTTTTATTCCTTTACTTATATTACTTTTATCACAATTATAATATTCAGCAATATCTTTATTACTTAAAGATATATGATTAACACCATAAGGTATATTCTTAGCTATATACCTAACTACTTTACGAACATAAGTATTTTCTTTGTCCATTATTTCAAGTAGTGCATCATCTATAATTGCTTTATGTTCCATATAATATATGGTTTTACGATATTCAGTACCATCATCAGCCTTATCTTTAATTTTAAGACCTTTGAAGTCTAGAGAATAATCATAATCAATGCTATCTCTAGAAAGTTTATTAATTACATTATTCATATCAATGTTTACGTTTGTTAGCTGTCGGCTAAGATACAAAAAAGTGGTGAAATATAACCACTTTTTCTCAAAAATAGTTATATATAACCACTTTTAGCTAACAAACTAATTGATTATCAAGTAGTTAGCTTCTATAATATATAATATATTATATTGATGCTAACTTTATTACCAGCACAAAGATAAGCATTATTGGTAGTATTAGTACTAATAATAACTAGTTTAACGATACTTTAACCACTAACATCTTCTACGGGGCGTTTCTAGTTACTTCTAATGTTCTAACACTAGTAGCAACTCTATCCTCCCCGTAAAAGGTATTGTTAGTTAAATGAACTTAGCTCATTTTGTAGTCTTCTAGTCCATTCATAAGCATCATTTTTATTATCAAATACTAGTTCTTCAGGAACATTAGGAACACCTTTAGTTTCATCAATCATAATAGTGTAATTTACAACACTTTGATTATTATCAGCATAACTAGTAACTGCACTAATTGTACCAACAAAGAATATACCACTAATGTAGCTAAAAGCTAGTACCTCATCACCAACTTTGTAATGAGGTACTTTAAATTCATTTTCTTTTCTACCAAAGTTAACTTGCATAAGCCATAACAGAATTAAGTGCTTTATTCATATTATTATTTGCACTACCCCATACTAGACTATTCATACGTTTCTCACCTTCAAGATTAGCAACGTTACAATAGAAACCAGTTACAGCATTATATGCTCCCCAAGCTGTACCACAAATATCCTTTTGACCAATACCATCATTATAATAATCCATCATATTATAAAGTTGATTAGCTTTACGAGAAGATATTTCAACAGCTTCAAGAAGTCTATAATCACGAGCAACAAGCCTAGCATAACCTCTATTAGGGTCATACTGATTAATTCGCTCAATCTCAGCAGGAGTAAGTTGTAATTCACAAAGATACTTATAAACATTTTCATCACTCATCTTAATGGTAGTAAGATGACGATAAAGTTCTTGAGCATCTAAAGCGTGTGAACAAGCAACTTTAAGTACTTGAACACCAAGTTCAAGCTTCTCTTTTACAGACTTAGTATGTCTAAGTCTAATATGACAAGAAGCTTTATCTAATGCTCCATTAAGCATATTAGTACAAATAACACGAACAGGAGTAATCATAATATCTACAGACGAACCACCATCGTGTCCATTACTAAACACAAGATAGTTATCTATAACATCTTCTCTACTTACAGAAGTTTGTACTGGCAGTTTAGCACTAACGTACACCTTTTCTCCCATATTAAGACAAGCAGCTTTATCCCAAACTGCTTTACCATCTCCAATAGCATTATTAAAGAAATTAAAAGCATCCATATTTTGAACAACTTCATATTTATCTTTAACTATACCTAAAGGATAATTACAGTCTGTACGATATGTAGCATAAGCATTAGCACACTCACGATAAATATTACCATCATGTACAAAAGCATCTTCTCCTAAATCATTATTACTACCTATTCTAAAAGGCATTTTACCTACAAGTTCACACTTTTGAACAGACCAATCAAGACCTGCTTTCTTCATTACATCTTGTGCAGTTATACAATCAGATACATCTTTACCAATAGCCCAAGGAAGTCCACCACGATTAAATTTACTCATAACTCAGCGTTATTAAATTGTTAAACATTTATTTTAATAATTATATATAGTTACACCTGTTTCATTAGCTTGAATATCTTCTATATCGTCTTCATAAGCTTCTCCAGAAGTTGATATATTAACAGGTATGTCACCGTATGTTTTAAAAGCATCATTTAGCTTTTCTATTACTTCATTAATTTTCACTATTCAACAGTTAAATTGTAGTCTTCTTTATATTTATTAAATGTTTTTAGAACAACAGAAATAGAAATTCGTTCATCTTCAGGAAGAGAAGCATTTCTTTTTTCTACTCTAGTAACACATTCAACAAGAGGAGTATTAAATAATTTATATATAATATTAGCTTTATTATCAACATTAAGAATTAATTCTTTTATATGTTTAAGAGATTTAGGATTAAGATTCATATCGTCAATTACAATATCAAATCCTCTAACCATTGCATAAGCAATAGCTTTATCTTCAATTTCATTACATAATTCTTCTCTTTCAAGAACCCAATATTTACCAAACATTTTACGAATAGAATCACGATTAATTCTAACTCGTTTAGTTGGTTCTTTAGTAACATAATCTAAAGCCCAAGTAGATTTACCTGAACCTTGAATACCTTGTAAAATAATAACTTCACTCATAATATTAATTATTCATTTGTATTTTCTTCTTCTTTTGATTTATATTCTGGATTCAAATCCTTAACGTTCCATGTATCACGTAATACATTTGAAACAACAGCTTCCGCATTAACTATATGTTTCTTCAGTTCTTCTCCATTATATTTAAGATATGAAGCACTACTTATAGCATCAGCTAAATTCTCAGCTATAATATTAATATTAAGAAAAGTATTAGCTTTTACTTTAATATCTGTTTTAATCAAATATACATTATACATAATATTACTATTTATTTTAATAAGACTTTATATTTATACAATCTAGCGTAGAATCATAATCTACGCTAGTTGTATATAAATCATCAATCATAACTTTACAATCTCCATTAGTTTCTTGAAGACTATTAAGCTTTTTGATTAGTTCTGAAACTCTCATATTATTTAATAGTTAAGTTATCGTTTTCAACAACTTCAGCAATATTGGAAACGCAACCATCATCTTTGATTTTAACTTTCATAAGTTTCTTATCAACACTAGGTTTAAATTTCCAACCATCACGATTAACAGCTCCGATATTAGTCATAAGCTGATAACCATCACCCTTGAGAAGGTCTGTAAGTTTAACTGGAACAGTAACCTCAATATTAACATCATCAAGGTCTTCTATTTCAATTTCACTACATTCATAATTACCAGAATCTTTAGCTGTATTAACAATAGCATCAAGTAATGCTTGTTCATCTACAGAAGAATTTTGGTTAAGAGTACCTGTATATATACCATTAGCAAAAGTTACTTTAAGCATATCATTAATAGCTTCAAGTTTCTTATTATTAACTTCAATAGTTTCACTTTTACGAATAGTTACTTTACCAGTACCCCAATCAATCCACTTCTTACCACTCTTATCTTCTGTACCATATTTCTTAATAGCAAATAAAACAAGATTAGTAAGACCTTTAATTGTATTCTCTTTAGACTTCTTGAGTTTAGCAAGTCTATCAGTCTCAGATTTAATAGCAAGAATATCAGCATTCAAATTATTAATAAAGTTAGTTATATTCTTAACTTTATTAGTCATTTCTTGACCATTAATTTCAAGCTTTTCTTCTATTTCTGGAGTTATTTCTCCACCTGCTTCTTCAATCTCATTATAAAGAGCATACAACTCTTTATTAATATCAAAAATACTTTTAGCCATAATTATTTAATTGATAAATCTACATCTACATTATGAGAAAATGAGGTTTCGCTAGCAGAATAACTGCGACTTGTAGTAACACGAACATTAACTTCAGGATTAGTTACTTCAAAATCACTAATTAGTTGAAGAATAGCCTTCTTCAATTCTTCTGCACGTTCTTTTACTTCTTTAATAGTCTTTTCCATAATCTTATAAGTTTAAATGAGTTTCTACATTATTTAATAAACACAAAGGACATTCATCAGTTAACATGAACACAGTTTCAGCAGAACAATAACCGTTTGATTCAAGCCAATCTACAGCTTTTTCATTATCATCAGCAGCAGTTTCGTTTTCTGCGAAATCATCAGTTACATCAGCAACTTCAATTTGTCCTAAATTATAATTTAAAATACTTATCCACATAATTATTCAGGATATGCTTGTTTAACTAATTGTTTAGCTAATTCAGCCATCATAGGATGAACTTTACCACTAACTTCGCTGCTACGTAAAGCAAGCCAATGTTCCCAATCATCAACAAAAGCAGTATGAACTACTTGAGTTTTAGTATTAAGAGGAAGAATTTCTCTAGCTTGTTGTGCAGTCCAACCAAGTTCACGAGTTTTACGATAAACTAAATCACAAATTTGAAGACCATATAAGAACCAATCTATAGCGGTCCAACTTTCAGCGTACAAATCTTGAATTATACCATCATTATAGATTTCAGAATCATTATAAAATCCTTCACTATAATCACTGCCAGTACTTTCAGCATCAACATCTGGAATCCAAGGAAGTTTAGCAACAGTTATTCCTTTACCAAATTTACCTTTATCATAAGCACAATATCTAGTACTTTCTTCTACAATACTATTAACTCTATGACGATTAAGTTCACGACTAGCACCAATATCAGTTATAAAACAAATAGTAGGTCTTGGAATATAATAAGGACAATTAGGAGTCGTATCTATAAATTCAAGAGTAGCAATAGCATAATTTTCTATTATTACTCTAATATTAGTAGTAACATAAATATATCCATTATATTTGTTACTTCTACTATACTTGTTATTTTTATATATATATTTCCATATAGCAGCAGCTCTAGGCATAAAAGTAGGAAATTTAAGATGAACTGTAGCATGTTCACAACAACTTAAATGAAGACCTGTTAAATCTACATTATCGTAAACATTTGGAGAAAGTATTCGTTTATGTGGATTCTTAGGGTCTATCTTATTATAACCAAAGAAATCATGTCCTTTGAAAATAGTTCTAAGAAGAAAATTATAACTATCTTCATTTTCACTCTTTGGAGTAGATTGATAAGCAACTCTTGTACATCTAGCTATATGTTTCCAAATAGCATCAAGTGTATAACCTTCTTGATTCCAAAATTCAACACTAGGATTTACAACTTTAATCATATTATTTATTTTTTATGTTTAATAGAATCTCTTACAGGACCATAATCGTTAGGAGATATAGCTACTACATTCTCTTTATGTTCACTAGTAACAGGAATTTCTTTATCATCAGCAGATAAATTATATACATATCCATCTTTATCTTTACAAAGATGTTCAAAACCATAAGCAGCTATAATTTCATTAGTTACATCTTTCTTACTGCTTTCTTCGATAAGAATAAGTTTATCTGTTTTAACAAGAGTAGAAATATCAATGAAAGATTTCTCTACACCCCCCGTAAGAGGTATGGTAGGTTCGTATCCTTCATTACTAGCTTGCCAAGCTAATAGCATATTACAATAATTACCTAAATCTTGAATAGTATCAAACATAGTTTCATCTTCAACATTAGGATTATTGTAACCATTAAAATCATCTTCGATAAGCTTAATCAAACGATTAGCTTTATCAAACATTCTAGCTAGACCATATTTATAACCTAGCTTATCACAACCTTTATTGAAAGCATTACCATAATCGGCATTCTTTTTAGCCATAAGATTAAGCATCTTATTTTGCTGGTCACGTAATGCAACAACTTCAGGAGTTACAAGATGTTTTGGAACTACTCCATTAAGAGCAGCTTTCCAATAAGTTAAATCACTTTCTGTCATAACTAATTAATTAATTTATTCTATAAATTACTCTACAATCAGTAGCATCTACTTCTTGTATTTGATTTGTTTTTAAATTCTCAACTATATAAATAGTCTTTCCTTTACGGAGAAAACCAGGTTGTTCATGTCTAACTTCAAGAACTTTACCTTTATGAGTATAAGTAAAATCTTGAAGTTTAGTTTCTTCAGGATACATTGTAGCAGCTGCATCATATCCTGTTTTATCAAACGTTTGCCATTCTACTAACATATCTTATCTATCTAAAATACCACTAGTACCTACAGCTTCAATAGTTCTTCCACTAGGTAAATGAATTAAATGATTCTCCATACATTCAGCAGTACTTCTATCTAGAGGAAAACTAAGTCTATCTTGTAGATTATAATATCTAGCAAAATCTTTAATATCATCAAACCAAAGAGTATGACAACCTATACAGAATTTCCATTCTTTATAACCTGATTTCTCAGCTTCATCATATCTACATTTAATAATATCAAAAAACTTATCTTCATAAGAAATACTTGAAACACAAAATGAACCAATTCTAAATTCATCATATTTAAATTTAAACATAGTCTTACCACTAAGAATATAATCAGTATAAAGCTGATTAAATATATTAATAGCAGCATCAAGAGGAACTAAAGCACCACGACTAGTTTCAACCCAATTAGGTTTACCTGGTTTAAGTCTAAGTTGAGTATTAGGAAACATAATATGATACAATACCGCATCTATAGCTTTAATTTCTCTAGTATCTGAATTTGCATAATATTTAGTATAATGAATTTCGTAATTTGAGCATCCTTTTCTCCAATCATCAATAGTTGTATTAGCTTTAGCTAAAGCTGCTTTATAATTTTCTTCAGTTTTAATTTTATATTCAGCTTCTTTTTTACGAAAAGCTTCTTCCTCAGCTTTATCTTTAGCTTCTACTTCTGAAATATATTCGTTACACCATGTCTTATTAAGGTCTGCCCAACTAATTCCTTTATGAAGACAAAACTTAGTATAGAACTTACATTTTCTAATATATTCTTTTTGTTCATCAGTAAACAAAGCATCATTAAGAATAGCAGTAATTGAAGGAAATTTAACTTTATAATCATTAATCCAAAATTCTCTATCCGATAAAGGTTTGCATCTAGGAATAAACTTATGTTTCTCTACAAGAGCTTTAATTTCTATAAAATATTCATTCCTTTTACCTGTATTAAAACTATGGTCAGGAATCTGTTTACTTATAGAATTAAGCACTTTATATTCATGTCCAAAAGTCTCAAGATATTTCTTAATAAGATACTTTGCATACATTTTAATAAGTATCTTTTTGTTATTTGGTTCAGTTATATCATAAATAGGAATATCTTCATCAGTTTTATAAATAGTATAATCTTGAGGAAGACCACACTCAATACTCCAAGCATATTCAGTTCCTTCTTTAATTACAGCTATTTTACGTTTACGGTCAATACGAGCCATACAAGCTCCTTTAAGACCAGCACACCACATTTCTCTATCCCAATTATCTCTAATGTAATCAGGAGTAAGTTTAGTTGCTAATGATTTTCCTCTATGAAAGAAATATCCATATCCAAAACAATAGCAATGATAATTACTATCAAACCAACCAGGTTCATCACGATGAATACCTTCGTGAATACCTTCACTTCTACCAAATATATGTTTAACTCTTTTCTTAGGTTCAACACCTACTTTACTTTTAGTCATAACTTTATATTTTAATTGTTTTACAATAATATCAATTTAAATTGCGTGATTGCGAATAGCATAATAAAGAAGCATTAAAGCTCCTATTATTACATAAGGTGCAATAAGCACTAAACAACCAAACCAACCACTATTATAATCTTCATTAGTCATATTATTAAGTTATTTAATATTTTAATTTTGTGTATAACGAATTGAATTTAGTTATATGAATAACTAATAAGCGAGCATAATAAAGCCGCTCACGTTGAAAATAAAGTGGCAATCAACCACATCTTCTATGGGGCGGCTCTAGCAATTTAATGTTATATGTTCAACTGATACACTTCGCCATCAGGTTGAGCATCAACAAGTTTAACTTCAACATTAGTATCTATAGTCATAGAATTAAGAATAGAATCTTCAATAACTTCTTTAGGAATAGAAAACTTTAATCTACTATAATTATCTTTATTAGTTATACTAAATTTGCCATCAACATTATTCATACTAATAGCTAGAAAATAATCATCTCGTTTAATAGTTTCATTCCATCGTTTAACGAACTTATAGAACATTCTAAACTTTATTTCTCTACTATATAATCTTTTAAACTTTGGTGAATACCAAGTTTTATGTTTATCTAATTCTTCTTTTACATTATCATAAGCATTTAAATTCATAACTTAATCAATTATATCAACAGCTTTTGCATGGAATGGTACATTAAGCCTACCACTCCTTTCTCGAAACTCTACAGAAGCATATTTACCAACATACTTTTCTTTGTTCTTTAAAATATACTCTTGTCTTGAATGGTCAAAATTAAGAGTACATTCAAATAATTCATCATTAATGTCATTCTTAAGAACAAGTTTACAAAGTGTAGTTCTAACTCCTTCAGGAACAACATCAACAATCTTAAACTTAGCATCATCAATTCGTTTGTATTTAAGCATAGCTAGATTTCTAGCACCGAACTGATAAGCAGAACTAACATCACGAATAATAAGACCTTCAAAACCAATACCTATAAACTTATCTCTAAATCTTGTAGCATCATTGATATCGCTAATACATACATCAGGAAGAAGAATAAATTTACTCTTATTGTTCAAATGTTGCTCATAAGTATCAAATGTATAACATATTCTACTTATATTCTCAGTTCTAAACTTACGTCTAGCTTCATAAGACATATTATCAATAGCTATATCATAACACCAATACTGAAGTTGATAATGTTGAGCAAGCTTATCATTTTTGACAAAACTATTAATATCATTTACTTTATAACCAGGAAGATAAAGTTCACCATCAAGACAAGCTCCTTCTTCAAGCATAGCATCAAGTAAATCATCTTTAATTTCTGGTTTTATAACCTCATCCATCCAAGTAAGTTTAGGAGTCCAATCAGTTCCTTCTCTAGAATGATAAGTAAGTCTAATAGGATTAAATAAATCATCTACTTTAACAGCACCAATGATACATCTAACACCATTAATCTTATACTGACCTAAGTAACTACGTTTATCAAATGGTTTATTATCTTTAAGTACTTTTGCAAGCATTGGAAGAGTAAAACCATCATCAGTAGTATTATTCTTTGGAAGATAAGCATAAAGATAATTAAGAAGAGAAATCTCATCACTTATTGAAGTAGGACCACTATCTTTAAGTTCAGAAAGTTCTTTATAACCTTCTTTACGTTTAGCTTTAATGCGAGATTCTACTTCATTAGCTTTAATAAGTTTTCCCTTAATAGTTTCATTATGAATATGTCCTCCAACAGCTCCATAAGAAACATTATAGTCATCACCTACTTTATCTATTTGCCATAGAATAGGGTCTCCTTTAGCATTTCTTTTATATAATATCATATTTTAATCTTTAATTTACTAATAAGTTTAACTCTAGCCTGAGCATTTAACTGAGCAGCAGTAGGAGCTTTTTCTTTCTTAGGTTTTTCAAAACCTTCAAGAGTTCCTTCTTTAGCTTTCTTTCTAGTAGTACGAGTAGTCTTCTTTAAACCTTTCTTCTTATCGTATATGATAGGAGGATTCTCTTCTTCATATTTAAGATTACGTTTGTGTAGAGCTACAAGTTTAGAAACATATTCGTCTCTTTTATTTTCATCAATCAAACCTTGTTCGAGAGCATAATTGATTCCGTATAGAGTACGACCAACTTCATATTGATAAGGAGTACCAATAGTTTGCATCATTCTCATATTATCCATAATACGAGAACAATCAAGACGAACACAACCTTTAGCAACAAATTCATCAGCACCAAAAGTACTAATATCTTTTATAGCCATAGCTTTAGTTTGTTCATCTATATTCATAATATAAGCTTTTGGAAATCTTACCATTGTTTTGCTATTAATCTAAATATAACAACTTTATTTGGTTTACCTAGACGACCGTGAGCATATTGAGCCATAGCACCAATATCGTTTGTTTCCTTAGTCTGATACATTTTTGTAGGAGTTTTACAAGTATGAGTATCATAATCATAGTTAAGAGGAAGATGAACAATATCATTAAAAGGTATTAGTTCATTTAAAGCTTCATAATCTTCACTATCTTCATGAAAATCTACTTCACCATACGAAAATATATTATCTTTATCCAGGTCAAAAGTAATACCACCTCTAGATATAGAAATAGCTTTACCTTTATCAAGTAAAGCTTCTTCTTTATCATCAATCCAAGTCATAAGAATACGAGTTTGTGATTTAATTCTATCACCAACTTTCTCAGTATGGCAAATCACAGTCTGATAATCTTTTGAAATAGGCATCGGTATCACTCTCATCTTTTCTGTATCGGATTTCAACATATCTAATAGTTTCTTTAATAAAAGTATCTATTTCATCATTATTGAATTTATCGTGTAAATCAGCAAAATCTTTACACTCATAATTCTCAAGTCCAAATTCTCCACGAGTAATAAAAAGATAAGGAATACCATAAGTTTCCAAAAGATAATCAGCACCATCACGTCCAGTCCTATCAAAATCTAGAAGACTAACAATCATGCCTTTATTATTAAGTCTTTTTTTAAGCCAACTATATTCATTAGCTTTAAGTCTATAATTTTCACTAGGAAGATTAATAACTCCAATACGTAGAGTTTTTCCATCCGCCCCGTAGAAGGTATGTTTGCTTAAATGACTACCTAAACTTAATCTATCTTTACTAGATTTAGTTATTATAATATAATCATAATCTTCTCTTTCAAGATTAGGAAGTCCTTCAAGTACATTACAATTTGTTACAAATTTTAATTCCTTAGTTCTATCACGTAATGGAAAATATAGTTTAATAAGATATACTCCAGCTTTATTTCGACCAAGCATATAAGCATAGCAAGGGTCTTGTTTAGCATCTTTATATTTAGGAGTAGGGTTAGTTACTCTATCAATATAATATTGTTCAACTGGAATAACAAAATGAGTATTAAGATAATTCAAATCTACATTTAACTTAGCCCATATAGCTTTATCTTGACGATTCCAACTACGAGGAACAATTTCAATAATAGCTTTTTTATTACGAGCTTTAACGAGAGCATTCTTTATAGATTCATCTACATCGTAATCATTAATATGATTATCAATTTCATACGAAAATGTTCTATAAATATGACTTAGTACAAAATAAAAATCTTGTTTATTATTTGTACTAATAGGTCTTTCATATACAATACTTAGTACGTAAGCTACTACACCATATACATCATCAAAGAAACCAGCACCACCAAAATCACGAACTTTAAGTCTTCCTTTAGTGTTGTATGCAATACCCATACTACCATCAGTATCATCATCACGAAAAACAGAAGTAATAAGATGATTATGTTCAACACAATCTCTAACTACTTCTAATGGTATATCTAAGTATTTACTTACAATTTCTTCTTGACTTACTCTAGATTCTATAAAAGCTTTCGTAAGTTTACTTGTGTTAGCATTACGTTTCATAGTTACAAACAAATTGGGGTAACAATAGCATTATTACCATTGTTACCCCTTAGAACATTAAACCTTAGTTGAGAATAAATAGGCGGAAATACCTTTATTTAGAAAGGTAAATCATCCGTTGCTGTTGGGTCAAATGCTCCACCAGCAGCAGGAGCACCAGCAGCAAATTCACCACCCATTGGAGGTACTACAGCTCCACCAGGCATACCAGGAATACCAGGAACACCAACAGTAGGAGTCTTATTAGTCTGCTTAGGAGTAATACTTTCCTTAACCTTATCAATAGCAAGAATAACAGGAGGAAGAATCTTTCCTTCCTTCATCTTAACCAACTCAATAGCACCAGAACCAACAAATGAAGTAAACTGCAAATCCTTACTACGGTCAACATCTACCCAATCACCCTTACGATTACGAGTAGCACGAAGCAACTTAATCCAACAAGGAATAGGCTTGCCGTTAGCATCCTTAAAACAAGGCTTAGGAGTAGCACCATCAGCAAGATTAAATTGTCCATTAAGCATAGCAGCAACATTATCAAAGATGTGACGATAACCATTAAGAACATCCTGAGCATCTACTGCATTATACTCAATATTACCATTCTCATCTTCAGTGTAATCTTCAAATGTAAGAGTAAGAGCATCTTCCTCTTCAACGGTAAGTTCACGACCTTTAAGATAGAATACATCAAGAAGATGTTTTGTCCAATTAAGAACAGCATCTACTTGCCAAGCATTCTTACCTCCAGGAATAGTATCAACATTACTCTCTACTGGGAAGAAAGTCTTAGTAACATAACGACGCTCCTTAACATTATCGTGATTACTAGCGAAAGTTACTACAAGACGAGGCATTTTAAGACCAGCAAAAGAATTACCTTCTGCATTCTGAGACCACTCTACACTTACAGAATCAAGATGAGCCATAAACAAACCATTAGCTGGACTAGCATCTTTCTCGTGAAATTTAAGACGAGCAGCAGCTACTGTGTTATTACTAATACCTCTACGATTCTTCTTTGCAGTACCATTTGCAACTGCTACTGCTTCCTTTGTTACATCTGTCATAACTTAATTAAGTTTTAAATGATTATATTATTTGATTAAAAAAGGGAACTGATTTTCTCAGTTCCCTATAAAATAGCTGAATGAATATCTAATGAATGAACTAATTACTCAGCAGCCTCGGCATCCTTATTAGCAGCTACACGACTAGGCTTCTCATCAGTGTACTCACCAAGAGGATAATAGATAACATCAACAATCTTATGACCATCGTTGAACTTACCTGTCTCACCAGCCTTAACATCAACAGAGAATACACGCTTCAAAGCAGTCTTATCCTCCATATCAGCTTTAAGCTGCTCCCAGTTATTTGTATCAGAGAAACTAAGCTTCAAACCAGTACCAACTGCATTACCATTAGCAGCAAGCTTACAACCACTAAATGCCTGAGTCTGTGGATTCTGCATCTCATCTACAGTATAATGCTCCTTAATCTCATCATCTGTAGCATCCTCATTAAGATTATAAGCAGCAATAAGCTGAGCACGATTAGCAGTAATGATAGAATCAATGTTCTCATCATAGAGCTTCTTCTTCTCCTCCTTAGTAAGACGAACAGATACAGTAGCTTCTGTACCATCCTTCTTAAACATAGGAACACCCTTAGCAATATACCAAACAGTAAGAGACTTAATACAAGCTTCTACACCCTCAGCAGTATCAAGGTCGAAACTATTCTCCTTAGCATAATTGAGAACATCTTCATTCTCCTTAGCCATTACAATAGCTTCAACATCAGCGATGTTATTAGCAAACATAATATTATCACCAGGCTGCAAACCAAGAGCCTTAGATACAGAACCTGTGATAGCAAAACCACCCTTAGTAGTAGCAACAATAAGCTGAGGGTCAGCATTAACTACACTACTCTTAACACCACTTGCAACTGCTGAAATACCGAATGATAAACCGTTAATCTTCATAATTTTAAATATTTAAATTGTTAATAAAATAATTATATAGTATAATACTATTTAAACTCTAATTTGTTCCTTATTCTGGAGAAACTTCATCATTAGAAATTTCTTCAACGTTTACAAAGTCTTCATCATCAGGAACTGAATTGGCAAAGACTTCGGATAATTCATCGTCTGACATAACACCCATAAGAATATCACTAGCTATATCACGAGCACCATACATAAAAGCACGATGTCCAATCATAATACGAGTATATTTCTTAAAAGTATCTTTAGTAAATAAGTCAGCCGTATTAGCTTCTGTATAAGAGAAATGACCAGTAGCATGAGTTTCAACTATTTTGCCATATATTCTCTTAAACCTAGTAAACTCATATTCAGTAACATAATCTGTAGGAGTAGCCTGAGTTCTAATAACAGGAAACTTACCTTCTTGAGCTATTTTCATAGCTTGTGGTAGATTAATGCACTTAATACATTTTTCATTGAGTTGAAATTCATTGTATATTCTACCTTTTAAATCCTTATAATATTTAAGAGGATAAACACCAATAAATTCATCATCTGTTTTACTTTCAGCTTCTGCTTTGGTACGACATTTAATACAATACTGTGGAAGTAGTGTTTCATCATAAACATTATTGCCATCAGTATACTTATACTGAGGTACATAATCTTTAGTAGTTTTCCAGACTATACCTGCCCTTGACAACAACGCCTTGACGATATGAACATCAACACCAGTTTTACCATTAATTACATGGATATGTTCTATACAAGTACTAAAAGGTAATCTTAAATCTTGTGCTCTCATAAGAACAGCAAGACCTTCATTTACACTTTTAACACCACCTTTTTCTGTGGCTATAATCTTCTTTAGAAATACTTCTGCATTAGCAAGTTGTTTCTCATCAAGAAGATTTAGAACATGAATACCAGTATTAACATCATCTTGTCTAACAGTCAAACTACGACTGCTACCATTTTCATCTTTAGTATCATTCATTATTTCAAAGAGCTTATTAGTTCGTTTTCTAATTTCTGCTGCAAAGATAAGAACTTTTCTTTAATCAACAATACAATAATCATTATTATTATCAACTTTAACATTTCTATCAAAATCGTTAATAATTGTATGATTGACTGGGATAGCCCTATCTTCTAGTTTTTTCTCCTCTAACGTGCCTTTATAGAATAAGGTGTATAATAGTACCTCATTACTAAAATGAACCTTAGAAAGCCTATAGAAATAGCTCTCAATGGTATCACATAGGGGAGAAGTGATTATAACCAAATCAATATCAACGTCTAAAGACTTGTCAGGCGAAGCACCACAAGAAATTACATTTATCTTATGAGTATTCATAAGTTTTTGAGCAAGTTTCTTTTGAGCAATAACACCTAGAAGTTTAGGCTGACCTTTCTTAGCACCACTTTTTACTAGAATAGGATTTCCATAATCATCTACAGCAGGAACATTATCTACTTTATCATGACAATTAGCACAAATTCTTTTACCAGCTTTATCATTAAGATAATCAGTAACAAGATTAGCAAATTCACCATATTTGTTTATAATGAGTATATTCTTGTCTAAATTGCTATTGACTATTTCTAAAATATTATTAAGTTTATCTTTAGAACTAGCAAGTTTAGTACTACGTTCTCTAACAATATTATAAATACTATCAGCACGTTCTTTAATAGCAGCAGGACTATAAAGTCTATCTATATCTCTATTAAATTCTGAAGACATATCTAGATGATTATCCCAACCGTTAGTACGAGCTATAGCATCACATACCATCATACTAGAACAATTAGTAGCACTATTTCCCAATCTAGCATACTTGATATTATCAAAGTCACCAAATATAGCTAGAGCAGTAGAAATTTCCCTATTATAATAGTTCATTTCTTTATCTAACTCACTATTAGGTTCTATAGTTAACCCAACCAAATACTCTTTTACGGGGCGGTTAGACCTAACTTCATCAATAACATTTTGACTAAAATTACCAACACTAGGAGCAACAGTATAAAAATCATCCATAGTTTTATTATCTAGTTTTCTAGTAAGAATAACTAGATTAAACTTAGACTTTTCTATCATACCCATATATGCAAAATGGAATATATCAGGATTATAAATTATAGTCAATAAAGGACTATATTCATTGATATGTTCAGTAACATATTGACTAGTTAAAATCTTAAGATTTCCATTACATATTAGATTACGAAAAGAATTATTCCATACATCATTGTTCAAAGTAGTTAGATAATTTTCAATACTACTTCTATCTGCAAAATCTTTCACAACAATAATAACATTAGTCGTAGGAGACTTATTATAAAGTTGTGGAAGAATATAAAGCAGAGGTCTTAGAGCATCAAAAGGAGCAGGTATTATAAAAGTACCTTTTCCTTTATTTACTCTCCAAGCTTCAACAGCATTTAAATAAACTTGTTCTTCTGTCATTGTTCTTCTTCATTATCAAATAAACTATTGTACAATCCAAAGTTCTTTTTTAATAGAGCTTTTCCGCTAAGAGTTTTATTCTTTGCATTACCTTTCTGATTAGGACTTATTCCAAGCTTAATAGGATTTATAATCTTATAAGCTTCTTCATAATAATAAGCATAATTTATATTACGCTCACTAATATCTTTATCATCAAGTAAATTAAGAATTTGTACTGGTTTTCCACTAGCTAAAACACTACGTTTACCAGTAAGTTTATGCTCTTTCATAATCACAACTCCTCTAGTAGATACATAGAAACGAACGTGAGGTTGACTACGAACTTCAATACGTTTTCCATTAACTACTTTTTCATAAACAACTTCAAACTGTTTACCAACATTTTGAGTTTTACAAAAATCAAGAATATCTTTATGATTACGAAGAGTATCCATTACAGATGTTCCATATAGAAAATAATTACAAGCAGCTAATGCGACAACTGGCATATCATAACCTTTCTTTAAGTCTTTAATATACTGTTTTGGGTCTAGTGCTCCTTTATATTCTAATTTACCATCTTCTTGTCTATCTACATAATTGTTAATATCTCTAGTAACAAATACATCATAATACTCAGAATCGATAGTAAGTTTATTATTCTCACACCAATTCTTTTCAATAGCATTACAAATATCTATTTTATCTCTAGGACATTTAACAATTATACCATCAGTATTAGCAGATACACAATGAATACCTGCAAGTTCAAGTTCTTCAACAAGCATTAATGCCATTAGCTGACCATTAATTGTTACTTGCATTTGTGCTAATCTATCGTACAAATAGAATGTTGAACTACCTAGCTTACCATATACTGCATTAATAACAATCTTGAGAGCTTCAGCTGCAAGTTTGTTATGAACTCCAGCAACTATTTGACCATCTTCATCTTTAGTATGTTTACATTTAATACGTGTATCTCTCCATTCACGAAGCAGAGATATAAATATCTTCTTATTAAGATGTTCAGGTGCAATATTATATGCTATCATAGTACTTGGATAAAAGCTTCCAACGTCTCTATGAGTATACACATAATTATCAGTACTTTGAAGAACTGCTGGCTTGTCCTGCGAATGTAGTCCACCAGTAGCTAAAGTATAAACTGTACCATAAAAAGTAAACTCTTTACAAAAAGCATCTTTATTAGTATGATATATAATTACTTTCTTCATATCTTCAAGTAAATCTTGAAGTTGTTTAGTTTTAAACTTAATATGAGGAAAAATTATTCTTTTAAAACTTAGAGCAGTTCTTTCAGTTCTGAGATTTTTAAAAGCATTATATTGTAAACCAGTCTTTTCAGCATAGAATTTACTAATAAGTCTATCAGCAATATTACTTCTAGCACTACACAAGAAATTAAGTTTAAAAGCATGACCTAGACTATATCTAAGTTTAATCTCATCAGGTTTTTGTCTAGCTATCTCACAAACAAGAAATACATCATTCTTATTATAATGAAGCATAGGTTTTACATACTTAGGTAGAAGATATCTATTAAAATCACCAGTAAACAAATGATTTAATTGTTCATTAGTCATACCTTTATAAGCTTCTCTACTTCTATATATATCACCTTCTTCATCATCTATTGGAGGTAGCTTAAAATCAAGAAGATTATACCATTTAAGATTAATACTAACTTGCTTCAAACTTTTACCATATTTTCTACGTTCACCAGTATCTTTATCTACATTTACTCCAGCAGAATTAAGAGCATAAACTTTAAACAAATCAACAGTTACATAAGATAATCTATACTTACGAATAACATTAAGTAAAGGGTCATTCCATAAAGCATCTTTATTGTCTTGTAGAGATATTAGTTTATCATTCACTTCTTTAAGAAATGAACAAAGTTGTTTACTAGTATCAAAACGATTCCAATACATAAGGAAAGCTCTAGTCATCATATCATCATAAGCTTGATTATTATAGCCAAATAAATCATATCTATCAACAGTACCATCATCTTTAGTTATAGGACGCATCTTTTCAAAGAAGTCTATCAACTGTAACATTTGTGAATCATCTGTATCACTAATATAAAATATCCAACTCTTTACACTATCAAGTCTAGATTTAATTTCTTCAACTGTTAAACTATCAGTTAAAGCACCTTTACAATCTGCAAATTTATAAAGATAATCTCTAACATCTACAAAAGTAAATGAAATCATATTTTCAAATACTTCTAAATCTACAGCTAAACTATGAATCATTTAATATATTAACTATTTCCATTCCATTATAATTATTATCTTTATTAGCAGTAAGCCATTTAACTAGACGATTACGAAATTCATCGTATTTATTATCATCTATAAACTTTATAAAAGGAGAGTAATTTGTACTATAAACAAAAGGAGCTATATAATATAGTTTATCTTTACCTTTAGTAATATCAAAACCAAAACTAGTAGCAGTTTTACCAAGAAGCATTATCTTCTTGATATTATTAACTCTAATATCAGCAAATGTATGTAATGCACATTTGCTAACTATATTTTCATTTATAGGACAACGTTCATCAAGCTTACAACGAATAAGAGGAACAATAAAGGGGTCTAGTTGTTCTAGACCCCCCGTAGAAGATATGATAGTATCTTTTACTATTTCAACATATTTACTAAATGTCATTCCTTTATTCTTATAAGCATTATAATCAACATTAGGCACAACAATAATCATACCTGACATTGGATTACCAACACCACTAAGACATTTACACTTAGTATTAAACATTCCTAGAGGACAACCTTCACATACTTTAGAAGCCATAATAAGTATGATGACCATAATATCCAAAAGTACCTCCAGGATATTTAGCAATAGTCATAAGACTAGGAAAGTTACAACCATTTTCAATACGCTTACGAGCTTTAATTTTATCACTTCTTTTCATAATTAATTAATCTTTACTAGGTTCAACATAATTTTCTACTTTAGCATACTTGTTAGTATCATAATCGTTATATATAGAAACAATAAACATGAAAATATTATCACGTTTACCCCAAGTTGTATCTAATTTACGTTTATAACCATAAACTGTAACCGTACCATCAATACTAGTATCAAGTTTAGCAACTTTATAATATTGACGTTTAGGACCCCAAGCACCATCAATTTCAGTTACATAAACGTCACCAACTTTAATAGGACAATTAGCAAGAATATCAGCACACGCTTCTTCATTAAGAGCACGCAATCTATTCTTATAATCTTTCACTATTTCATCTCTTTTATTAATGTAGCATTGTACACGTTCTTTAAAAGAAGGACTATTACTTGTATTACACATTTTATTTAATATTTTAATTTTCAATTTAAGCGTATCAAATAGTTTTCGTGATTAATTAATCAACTGAACTATTCAAATCGCTTAGAACTCAATAAAATTGTCATCTGATGAATTTGGAATCACTTCGATGTCCCATTCAGCTAATGAAAACTCAACACTTTCATAAACATTATCAGGACGAATAACAACTCCTTTATGATAATTATCATCAATAACAACAATAGTAGCATCTAATAGAGTACCAATAACAGTACGACTGTTATCTTTTTTGGTTAACTTTACAGTATCACCAAGGTTTAAATCATTTTCATCAAGAATACCATTTGATATAGTATCTTTAATTCTAGCTACATCTTGTTCTTTTTGTTTAAGAACTCGAACTAGTCTAACAAAGCTATTATTATCAATATCCATATCTCAAATATACTTTTTCTTTAGCTCTACTAACAGCAACATAAAGTCGCTTGTTAATATCAATAGCATTGGTATATGGTCTTCCATATTTATCATAAACTATATCCATAACATCTACCATACTTACATTGTAAGTTGAGCCTTGTGATTTATGACTACTAATAGCAAAACCATAATCTAAATCTCTATAATAAAGAATAGAACCATCTGGTCTACCAATATTAACAAGAAGAAGACAAGTTTCTTTAAACTTATAATAAGCTTTCCATTTAGCAGCACGAATATCCTTACGAGCATTTTTAGCTTGTTGAATTAAATCATCAGCAATCTTACAATACATAGACATAGTATATTTATCTCTATGGTCTATAACAAATAATGGAGAAGTAACTTGACCACCAAATACAGCTTGAAATTTAACCATGAAACCTTTAAGTTCATATTGCGGATGAGTATAGTTAGCTATCTCTTTTACAATATAATCTTCACTATTCCTTATAATCTCATCATTAAATTGGTCAACAATAGTAACATAAGAAGTAATTAAATCATTCTTTGTAATAACAGATTTTTCACTGTCTTTAATTATATTCTCTCTAATAAATTTATTCCAAGTAGAAACAGCTTTATTAGTATAAGATATAACTTTAACATAATCTGTATTACGAGTAATTGCTTCATCGCTAAATTGTTTCACAACTTCTTGCTGAAATTGAGCAGAATTACAAACTACAAATCCTTTAGTCATAGTATTATCAAATTTACTACGAGTATTGGCTATGTAATTTAAGAAGTTAAAAGTTCCATTATAAACATCGTTACGAAGAAGATTAGTAAGTTCTCTTATAGGATTGTCTTCATCTTGACGTACAATTTGTGTAAGTCTAAAAGATTTAACACCTTTAAAAGCATAACTATCTCTTTCGTTTACAGGAGGAATTTGAGCATCATCACCACATAGTATAAGTTTAATACTATACCTTTTCATCATCTTATCAATATAAGTAACAAGACTACAATTAAGCATAGAACTTTCATCTACTATATATAGACGATAATCTTCAATCTTTATACGACCATAAGAAGCAAAAGTAACATTGTTAATATCAAACTTTTCAATATCATAATTAGGTTTAAAACCAAAATCAGATTGAATAGTATTAACATTACAATGAGTACCCATAATGCTATTTCTAAGAACTCTACAAGCTTTATGACTTGGAGCACTTAATCCTATTTCAGAGAATGGTATATTACAATCTTGAAGAAGTGCTTTAAGAAGGAAAGTTTTACCAGTTCCACCAGCACCAATCAAAGCTCGCTTAAAATCTTTAGGATTATAAGGTTCATTAATGAACTTAATAAGTCCATTATAAGCTTTCATTTGGTCTTCAGTAAAAGTAAATTTATTAGCTCTATTTTTAGCAGGAGTTTTTGCAAATATCAATTCATCTTCATTGTGCATTATATATCCTCCTTATCTATTAAATGTTTAACATTATAATCATGTCCAACTAGAGTTAAAATTTTATTGAACTTAGCATAAACTTTACCATCTATTCTAACAATCCAACAAGAACAAATCCAATTATGACAAAAAGGTACATAACGATTTGGGTCTGCTTTCTTAAATATTCTGTCAGTTTCATTAAGAATAAGACTAATATATTGTCTATTTCTTTGACCAACACGAGTAAATATGCGTTCACACTTACTCATATCATAAGAATCTTCAGTAAATGAAAGTGTAACTCCATTCTTACCAATATCGTTAATTGTAGTATCTTTAGTTAGTCTATCAAGATAATCAAAATATTTAATGTGAACACTAAAATTACCTTGTTCATCTTGAATAACTACACCAGGAACTAACTTAGTTAGCTTTTTGTCAGGAAGTACAGTTGGTGCTCTACGTTTAGTAGAAGCTTTAGGCTTAAATACAAATTTAAGCTTAGAATAATCTACATTCATCTTTTCTTGTTTGCTAGTTTATGTTCTTTCTTAATCTTTTTAGCTTCTCTTGCACTTACTTCTGCATCTTCAAATTTAAGATTAGAAGCTTTAACATTATTACTACGATTAAGAATATAACCGCAATAATGAACTAGAAAATCAATTCTACCCCACATGTGAATACCAATAAGACTATTAGTTGGAATAATGATATGATTACCATTAATCTCAGCTACTTTTGATACACACTTTAAATCCTTTCTTTCGTCATGTTTCTTTGCCATTTTACAAAAAGTTTAATTAATAATATTATCTACTTGAACACTACATTCAATGGAAGTTCTGCTTGGTTTCGCACCATAAGCCGTATTACTACACTTAGCAGAACTTAAATTATAAAGAATAACCACTCTAGCCCCCCCGTAAAAGGTATGACAAGATATAATCATTCTCTTTCTCTAACTTATCACACACCTCTAATACTTTATCAATACCTTTATGTCTAACAGCAATTATATCTTTAACTACAGTAGACATATCATGGTCACTTAATCTCATAAGATAATAAATAACTTTAAAACCTCTACGAGTATTAAGAGGAAAATTATAAGGAATAATATAACCTGTACGTCTTGAAGAATGTTTATAAAAGTCTTTTTTATCAACATAACCATTACATTGTACAACTTCTCCAAAATCAGGTACCTCACAATGTCTTAAATCAAATTGATAAAGACAAGTATTACATATAATCATAATCTACCCTTTCTTCTTCTAATAGCTCTACGCCTACTTTCTCTACGTTGAGCTTTGCCGTCAGGAAAACTATTATTTACCATAGACTTATCGTTAGTAAGTCTTACAGTATATGGAGTATTATAATAGTTTCTAATATCTCCTGCATATAAATCTTCATCTCCCATAATTCTACACTTTAAATATTTTATCAAGAACAGTTCTAAACATAGGATTGCTTATTACATATTTAGCATCATCCTCATTTTTAAACATAGTATCACCATAATATACATCAACAGTAGAATCGTTCTTACGAACAGAATAATGAGGCTCTGGTACAAATGTATCATAAGCAATCATATAACCTACATTTTCTTTAGTAACATCATATTTCCAATCACCATTAAAATATCTAGCAATATCCATAAGATTAGCTAAAGCAAGTAATTTATTACCACTAATATTTTTGATAGAATCACGATATGTATTAAAATTATTTTCTTTAGCTAACTTATATACTTGTTCAAGAGTTAACCATTTATTCTTAAATCTGATAATACCTTTATCCAAATCGCTATGTTCTTTATCAATCTCATAACCTTTAGGTAAATCAAATTCCACAGGTCGTAATTGAATAGTATTATCGTCTATGTATATAGGTATAACCTTATAAAATTCCTCATCAGTAGTATCATTAACAAGTTCTTTAAATACTATAGGTGTATCATCGCTTCTATGAATTTCAGAACATTCACCAAATATACTAACTCTTTTGTCTCTAGATAAAACATCACAAATAGCGTTACCGCTACTTCTATCACAATTACTACAAATATTTGCAATAGAACAATTATCACAAGTATTGCCTTCAACTACTTCATATAATTTGCTCATATATTCAATCTTAGTACCAATAGCAAACTCTTTATGATTACATCTTTTTTCCATAATTAATTCTTATTTTAAAGGGTTTCTTTACATCTTCATAAATAACAAACGTATGTAGTATTACATCATGTTTCTTATCTTTGAATCTATTATATAATTTATCAGCAACAGCACTTATAGTGAAATAATCAAATTTCACAAACTTATAAAGACCACTAATTTCATTATTTATAAGTAAAAGTACTCTTGCATCTTTAACTCTAAGTTCTTCTTGAGTTACAACTATCATTTTCTGTAATATTTTAAATTTCAATATGAGACGTCCAAATAATTTTATCAAATAACTTATCCAATATTATATTTGAATGTCTCATATCAAAGAAAAATACACAAAAATCGAATTTACTCATAAATACCAGACTGCTCAAGCATAATTGCCTGGTCAGCCTGCATATCAGAGTAAATATCATCAAGTACATCATCACTAAGTACAATAATACTTGGAGCATCAGGAAGTTTACTTCTATCTTTACTCATATTAACTTGCTTTTTCAAGATGAACACTAGCACAATCAAATTGTACTTTACTACCTAATTTACCTTTAAGACAAAGGTCTTTTACAGCACAATTAGGACACTTAACACCATTAGGTATTACATTATATATATTACCGGCAATTATAACACCAGTTATAACATTTTCTTCCATAATTCTATCTATTAAACATTAAAAACCACTATTACTTTCACAAGCAATAGTGGTTGGAGTACGTTAAAATAAAAAATGAAAACTTATACGCTTATAAGTCATATTATGAATTATACATTTGTGGAAAATAAAATCATAATTATAATATTACTGAGAATACTAACATTATCAATAATACCACAATAGCTATAAAAGATACACGTAATTCTTTATTACGAGCATTAATAGCTTTATCAAGTACTTCAATTCTATCAGAAAGTGCTTGTTTTTCATTTTCAAGAATAGAAATACGTTTGAACTTAACATCTAATGTTGCATTAAGAGCAGCAATAGTCTTTTCTTGACTCATTTGAATCTCTTCACTCTTATCAAGACTATTTTGAAGAGTTCTGATTCTTTTATCATTAATCTCTTGCAACTTCTTAAAAGTCGCTACAGACTTACTAAGTCTACGTTCAATATCATCTTTACGAAGAACTATATTTACAAGTTCTTCAATACTCTTTTTACAGAGCTTAGTTCTACGACATTTATCAGCAGAACTTAATTCTTTCTCTTTTACCATAATTCTCTTATGTTTTATTCGTATAATATATTATCACTAAGTTCATCATAGCTAGTATTATCACCAACCATAATTTCACCAAATAAGTCATAATCATCAATATCATGACTAGCACAAAACGCATCAATATCTTGAGCGTTAGAATCAAATTCATTATCTTGTATCATAACTGTTATATTAATTATAATGCAAAGATAATGAATTTAACCTATCATACCTTCTACGGGGCGGCTATATTAACTATTATTATTTTAAATTGCAATAGCTTTACCAATAGAAACACTAAAAGGATAGATACTAACAACTCTACCTTTATATCCATACATTTGAAAACGCTTCTTAGCTATCTTCTTAGCGTGAGTAAGACCCTTACTCGTACTAATCATAAGATAACCATCTCTACGTTCTTTAACTCTATTACTAACAAAATAGTATCTTGTACACATAATATAGTTCTCCTATAATTTAATAAATAGTAGTAGCACTATTTCTAGCACTACTACTTTAATTATTATCAAATATCACCAAACATCATCTTCTCTGCTAATTTGTCTAACATCTTGAGACCAAAAGCACTAAGACGAATATCAAATACATGGTTATAAAAACTATCATGCTGAACCACTGTAGGAGCACCATTACTACTAAATGGATTAGTATATTCTTGTCCAGCAGTTACAGCTTCTTGAATGATGTTAATTTTAGCACCACTAAGAACTACATTAAGAGCTTTAGGATGCTGAATCAAATGATTACCAGCAAATGCTACATCCTCATTCTCTCTAAGAGCACCAACAATAGAATAGTTACCAACAAAGATGACATTACTCTCACCTTCAACATAACTACCATCTTCTTGAGCAACCATAGCTTTAACTGGTTTATCAAGAGTAATAGCAACTCTATTATAAGTTTCACACTCAGTAACATTAATGTTACGTACTACCAAATCCTTGACTACATTGTTAGTCTTAACTGCCATCAGCTGGCTAATAACTTTCTTTGTATCCATAATTTAAATGACTAAATTGTTTATAATGTTAATTAACACGATTATCTTATATATTATTATTTAATTTACTCTTAGCATTATAATAATTAATAGCTTTATCTGTATCAAACAGATTCTCATTATAATCTTCTATCTCTTCAAATAAAGATTCAGAAGCATTATAATAAGTTTTATAAGCTTTTATTTTATTACTAAGAGTAATATTATTAATAACTAAATTAATATTATTAGCAATAATTGCTATTACTAGAAAAGCAGCTATTATAACTATACTATAATCATTTGCTTTATTTATCTTCATCTTTAGCAATATTAAAAATTATAACACCAGTTATAATAAGTAGTATATAACCAATAATATTAATTACATCAATATTATCATCAGTACCGTGAGTAATAAGTACAAGACTTACAAACATCATTGGTACTATTGATAGTTTCATTATATATTTAAACAAATCTAAATTCATAACATTAATAAATTGATTTAAAACATTAGATTGAGTATAAGTATCACTTATAGTAGTATCAGCAAGAGTAAGAATAGTAAAATAAATACTATTATTATTGTAAGTAGCTGAAATATAAGTTACTATAGTAATACTATTATGAGTAGAATAAGTTATAACAATAACATTAATAATATTATTTATATTATTATTATAAGGAACACGAGTAGTGTAAGAATTAGTAATTGTATTAGTATTTAGAAGATGAGAAAGTGGGACTGTCTCAGCAACACTATCTTTAACTTTCTCACCTTCAATTACACATTGAATTACATTCTAAACATCAGCTACTTTTATACCAATAACATCTTCAATATTTAAAACAATAACTGTATTATAATCATCAACAAAAGATAATTGTTCAATATCAGTTATAATATTACCATAACAATTATAACTATTATCTTTAGTTTCAATTACAGTATAAAGTTTATCATTCCAATTAGATACTTTTATTAGTCTTTCAACTGTTTGTTTATTCGTATTTTGTAGTTATTACTAGTGTACAGAAATACCTCAGCTTTCACTACGTTCTAGCTTCGATTAGCCTTATATATATATAATAACACGCACACGCACGCACGTACCTTAGAGTCTTTACTTTAGTAAAGACGGTTACTTGCTACTTGTCGCGCGCAAAGCACGTGTACTTATTTATAAATAGGCTATTGATGTTACAAATTTCTATGATTTATATGATTATAAGGATATTCATAATCATCAATATTATCATAAATATCCTCATAATCAATATTGTTAATCAACTTCGTGGTAATCATTATCAATAATGACAACTCTTCTATTAATAAAATTTCTAGCTATTTCATCTCTAAGAGTTCTAGCTTCTTCAATAGTATCTGCCTCACCCCAAGGTTTATCAGCATACTCAGGTAAAATAAAAAATCTTTTCATAATATAGTTCTCCTATAATTAAATTAATACTTTTATTAGCAGTAGAACGCTTACTTTCACTATAAGACATTTCCACATCAAAACCTTTTTTGTTCTTGTCGACAAGACCTTTTTAGTTCTTGTCGAGTACTTTTTATTTCTTGTTGACTAGTAGCAATATGAGAAGCCACTCTAGCCTAAGCTAGAGCAGCAACCATACTAACGTAAACTCTTGCGAGTAGAAGTCCAAGCAACTCTACGAGCTTTGCTAGTAGCATAAGTCGTAGTATCACCATCGTAATCTAGAGCAAAACGACCAACAGCAGAAACACTGAGCAAATCAAACTTGCTAATATGAATAGAATCATAAGTAGCAATAACTTGCTGACCGTTGCCATCAGTGTACTGTTCACCAGCACTACGCTCAGTCTGCTCAATATCAATTTTAGCACCCATAAGGATGTCCTCAATCTGTGCATCAGTAGGGTCAGTAGCCATAAGAGTAAATGCAACATCATCAGCAATATCACTATTTGCTTCATTGATGAAGTGCATAAACTGCTTCATACTAATGTTGAGCATCTTACGTTTGCCGTGAGCAAAAGCGTTTGCTCTATCTAAGAAGTCAAACTCCTCAGATGTAGCAAGGTTAATCACTCTAGTACCAGTCTCAGCGTTGCGAATTACATTCGCACTAACAATAATTGTCTCCATTTTAATCAATTTAGGAGGTTAATAATAAGCTAGTTCACGACTAGCTAGCCGAAGTCCTTCTCCAGCCAAAATTTTTTTAGTTGTTGCATGACTAAAACTTTTCAGTTGTTGATGAGTAGGGGGGCATTCAATCTTTATCTTAATGACCGGGGTGGCTAGGTAATACTCTCCCCCTCACAATCATAAATACTATTTTCTATACTATCATTACCTTATATTCTTTCATTATAAGTATTGTTTTCTCTAATACATTCTTTATCATTTGTTTCTTATTGTTCTTTATTATCTCTACTTGTTTCTATTTTACCATTACTTTTAATTACTCGTTATATTAATTATGCCGATAATTATCAAATTTAGTTAATTCCGTTTAACTAATTATAATTTATTATTAATATTACTATTAGTTTCATTATTATTATCTATATTTGCAGCATTATTTCTAGCACCTACATTATTACTCTTTACTAAGTTAAATTCTGTAGGCTGAAATAACTTAATAGTACGAACACTATTCAAAGTATTAATTTAAAACATAAAGTTATGGTTGATTTAAAAGTTAATTATCTTGGTCTTAATCAGACCTTTCGTATGCCTACTAGTATGAGTGAAATTAACATGAATGTAATTGCTGATTATGTTAAGCATGTTAATGTTGGTAATGATTATGCTCTTATTGCTGTTGTATTTAAAGAGCGTCCTATTACTATTGTAAGTGTTAGTAAGCAGAACAAAAATGCAAGTGTAAGTGGTGTTGCTGTTATGATTAAGAGTAATACTGATAATGAGTTTATTAAAGGTATTAAACTTGGTGAAACTATAGTTATTTCTCCTAGTGATATTTCTATGGGTTATCACGTTAATTCTCCTAGTAATCCTCTTACTCCTGGTTTCTTACTTAATCTTCTTCAAACTAATGCTGATTTAAATAAGAAACTTATGGCTATTGGAGTTCCTACTTATTTTGTAGATTTTAAGATTGTTCCAGTTTGTAATATTCATGGTTCTATAGGTCGTTATGAACCTGTTAGTGAATATTATATTACTCCTGATGCTGGAGAAACTGATATGGGGTAAGTAATTCCATATTGAACATCTTCTACGGGGAGGCTTTAAAAGGCGGAGGAGCTTATGCTCCCGAAGCTTCATATTATATTGCTAATAATGTTATTAATATGAAATATAAAATAAATGATGAAGGTTTAGAAGAAGGTAAATTTCCTAGTTCTACTGGTAAGCCTGTTCTTATTGAAAATAAAGCATCTATACTTAAAACTATAGATGATAATATTATAGATAAGGAGATTGCTATGATGATTCTGGTTCAACTTGAGAAAGATGCTCAAAGACATTTAGAAGCTGATGAAGTTACAGCTATTCCTTATTTAGGTAAGATTAAACGAAAAGCTGGTTCAAAAGCTTATGCTGAAAACAAAGAAACTCTAGATGCAGCTAAAGAAACTATGACTCCTGAAAATTATGAAAATTTCAAAGCTGCAATGATGAGAGAAGCTGTTATTAGAGACAATGAAGCAAAAGTATATAATTATCAAGTTGCACGTATGGCTAATAAGAATGGTAAAACTTATTGGAAATGTGTTGAACGTCGTGGTAAATATTATGCTAATATTAGGTTTTATTGTTTAGGTTGTTTAAATTATTCTGAACCATGCAACGAGATAGATTAATAATAGATAATCTTTTGCTTATTGATGATAATGGTATGCCTGAAACTCCAACTATTCGTCAATTAATAGATAAAGATGTTAGAGAGCTTTATACTAGAGATAAGTCTAAAGATAAATCTGGTTATGTAAAAGATTGTATAGTTATTTATTATCTTGGAGACCCTAAGTCTCCAGCAAAACAAAGTGGTTTAAGTGATGCTGAAGCTCTTAAAATGGCTATAGAACAAGCTGGTCTTCCAGCTAACTATATACCTAGTGCTCTTGTTTTGAAGATAATTAAAAGATATTATGCTCAAAATATAGGAGAAGCTGGTAGAGTTGTTGAGAATCTTCTTAAAACTCTTCATAATGTAAATATTGCAGTTGATTCTATTAATGCTTTGCTTAATGAAAAGCTTAGAGATAGAGCTAATTTAACTATAGAGAATGTGAGTACTCTTTTAGATTTAGTAGATAAAGTTACTGCTAAAGCTTCTGAGATTCCTAAAACTTTAAAATCTTTGAATGAAGCTAAGGAAAATCTTATGTATGAAAAAGAGTCTGAAAAAGCTAGAGGTGGTGGTGCTATTACTAGTAGTATGAATGCTGCTGATTATGTTTAACATTATATTGTTTAAGTTATGAATAGTATTTATGAAAATAACTTTCTTTATTTCGATGAAGGTCCACATAAATACACGGATTCTTTAGGTAATGAATATCTTAGTGTAACTACTAATATAGAAAATTACTGTCCTAAGTTTGATAAGAAATATTGGCTTAGAAAGAAAGCTAAAGAACGTGGTATTAGTGAACGTAAACTTGAAGCTGAATGGGAAAGAATAACTAAAGAAGCTTGTGAACGTGGTACAGCTACACATAATGGACTTGAAGATGGCATTAAAGGAAGTAGTATGTTTAAAGATGCTATTCAATATCTTAATCAAGTTAAGAGTGGTAGATGTATAACTGTAGCTGATATTCCTAATCTTAAAGCGCATCCTCTAGATATAGAACAATTTAAAGAAGCTACTAATAATAAGTATCCTGAAATATATCAAGTATTTCAATATTATGTAAATAAAGGATATACTATTTATTCTGAAATTGGAGTATTTGTTCCAGAGTTACTTCTTAGTGGTACTATAGATGTTCTTTGTGTGAGACCTGATAGATTTGTTATTCTTGATTGGAAAACTAATAAAGATGGTCTTCATTTTACTAGTGGTTTTTATCGTAAAGATAAAACTACTAAACCTATTCAACTTACTGATGAATGGTGTAATACTCATGAGTTTATGTTACCTCCTTTTGCTCATCTAGAAAATTGTAATGGTAATCATTATACTATGCAATTATCTACTTATGCTAGAATGACTGAAATGATATTAGGTATTCCTTGTGTTGGTTTAGGTCTTTGTCATATTCAAACTCCTTTTATAAAGAACAAATATGGTATGCCTTATCGTGATGTTCACGGTATGTATAAGATTGATAAAGAAGGTAAGGAAATTGTTACTTGGTTTAAGATTGATTATATTCGTAATGAAATAGATGCTATGTTTCAAGATAGAAGAATCAAACTTAATAAACAAGGTTTATTGAATCCACAAACTGAAATACAATGGTAATATGACAAGACGAAGAAGAATAAATCCTAGAGTTATTCATATTGAAGAAGTCGATAATATTAAATATGTTTGTAAAAGTATTCCAGAAACTGGAATATTTTATTTATTTGGTGTATTAAAACAATAAGATTATGGGAAATAATAAACGTAAGAAATATGAAGACTTCATGAGCAAAAAAGCTAAAGAAATCGTTGATGGTCTAGATAAGTTATATAGTACTGTTCCTAATCCTGATTGGTTAACAAAATAATAAAAGATATGAATGAAAAATTATATAATAAAGCAAGTAAAGCTAATTTCAGCAAAATACTCGTCAATAAAGGATATGCTTATTTTACTAAAGGTAAGTATAATCTTAACATTATTGGCATTAGAAATGCTGGCAATAGTGTTACTAATAAGTTTGATGATGTTATTGTCGTAGAATATATTGATATGTATGGTATCAGAAGTAGAAATATATTTTCTGCTACTACTGAACCTGGTATTACTAGTATGACTAAACCTGTAAGTTATAAAGGTTGTGCTATACTTGTTCCTGGTCAATATCGTTCTACTTGGAAACTTGGTTATCATAAAGGTAAATATGAAGCTATTGTTCAATATAAACCTGTAAAAGTTTATAGAGATAATAACAAAGATGCTGTTTATGATTTTAATCCAAAGACTATAGAAGAAGGTACATTTGGCATTAATATTCATAAAGCTGGAACGCATTCTACTCAAGTTGATAATTGGTCTGCTGGTTGTCAAGTTCTTGCTAATAAAGAAGACTTTGATACTCTTATGAAACTAGCTCATAGACAAATTAGTCAAGGATACGGTAAACTATTTACTTATACTTTAATTAATGAGGAGGATTTATAATGGCTTGTATTATTATTGATGGTGAAATTCAAAGTACTTTTAGTTTAAAAGATTTAGAAAAAGCTATATATGATATTCTTTCTAAAGATGAGAAACAAATGATAATTTCTCCTGAAGGAGGAATAGGATATATATCTCGTAAAGAGTATGCTGAAAGAAGTTTTCCAAAACTTATAGAACCTACTCAAATTCAAGAAAATATTGATAAAGAAATTATTAATAGTCTTCATAATTATAAACCTTTTAGTAAATGTTTAATCAATGGATAGTTTTAGTAATGAAACAGGTAAAGGTTGTGTAATATTTATAGTTGTTGTAATTGTTCTTTGTGCTGCTATAGCTATTGGCGATTATCATCATAAAAAGAATAATAATATTATTGAAACTGATATTGAACTACAAAAACACAACGATAGTTTAAAAATTAAAGTTGATAATTTAGATAGTATTAAAAATGCAAAAGTTATTGAAGTTAAAGCTCTTGATAATGATAGTACTATTAAGTTGTTCTATCAACTCATTAAGTAAATCATTAACATCTTCTACGGGGGGTGTAGAACAAGATAGTGTAACTATAGCAATTAGTGATATTCGTAAAGCTAATGCTAAATTAATAGAATTAAGTTATGAAAAAGATATTAATAAGAATCTTCGACAAATTATTAAAAATGATAGTGTACTTGCAGAACAAGCTAGACAAAGATATATATTATTGGATAGGTCATGCAAGCAAATAAAGAAACAACGTAATGTTGCTTATTGTGGTGCTGGTGCTACTATTATATTACTAATTTTAAGTTTGATAAAATGAGTGATAATCATACTGTAGAAAAGTATATTGAAAGCTACCCTTTTCTTCAATACATAAACGATAACACTGGTCAGTATAAACACGCTAAAGAAGCAGGTTATAAAGACCCTAATGATTTGTTTATGATTGGAGAAAGCGGTGGCTTTCTTCTTGATATACGTAGAGGAGATAAGTTTGTTAATACTAATCTTCTTACTGAGATGGCTTCTCTATATCATATAAATGGTGATAGATATACTTTATATAAAGAAGATAGTATTCCTCATCGTCAATTACGTAAAAGAGAAGAGTATAGACGTAAACACGGATTTGATGCTCCGTGTTTTATGCGTAATGGTGTAGTTCGTAATCTTCATATTAGTGGAGATATGTATAATTACTTGAATTATACTGTTATTGAACAGCTCGATGAAAAGACTATTATACATACTGATAGAGGTTCTGTTGCTAAAAAGAAACAAGACTTTCCTAAGTTTATAGATGCTCAGTTTTGGACATTTGCTATTATAGAGTTTTGTGAACTTAATGGTTTTCATCTTCTTATTGATAAAACTCGTCGTGGTGGTTTTTCTTATATTATGGCTAGTCATAGTGCTAATAAGATAAATCTTCAACCTAATAAAGTTTGTATTCACGTTGCTGCTGATAGTAAGTATCTTACTAAACGTGGAGGTCTTACTGATTTTACTATTCGTAATCTTTATTTTTATGAGAATAAGACTTTCTTTAAACGTGGTATTCTTTCTCGTGCTGCTGAGAACTTTACTTTAGGATTTAAACTTCCTAATGGTGATATTAGTCCAAATAGTTGGAATAGTGCTTTGTTTAGTGCTTCTGCAAATAATAATCCAGATTGTGCTATTGGTAAGGATGCTGTTAGTGTTAAGACTGAGGAGGTTTCCACTATGGAAAACTTTGATGAGTATATGAATGTTACTGAACCTGCTATGCGTACTGGTAGTTATGTTACAGGTAACTTGTTTGCTTGGGGTACTGCTACTAGTGGTAATATGCAAACATTTGAACGTAATTTCTATAACCCATCTGCTTTTCATTTTATAGCTTTTGAGAATGTTTGGGATAAAGATTCTCGTAATGAAGTTTGTGGTTATTTTAAACCTTATTGTTGGGGTCTTCAAGGTCAGATTGGCGATAGATATGCTATGGATGCTAATGGTAATTCTGACATTGAAATGGGTCTTAGAATTGCTTATAAAGAACGTACTGATAAAAAAGTTCATAGTAAGACTTTTAGTGATTATATTAATTACTTAGGTCAGTATGCTAATATGCCTAGTGAATCATTTAGTTCTACTAGTGAAAACTTATTTAGTTCTGAAGCTTTAATGAATTGGGAAGAAGTACTTAAAAATGACCCAGCTTATACTAATATATCTGATGATGGTATGTTCTTTGAAGATGCTGACGGCAAAGTAATATTTAAGACTAATGCTCGTATTAAAGCAGAAGGTGGTAAGTTTAATAAAGACTTCTTTGATTGGATTCAAGGTGTACCTCGTAAACAACACGAGCATCCACATGGTTGTGTTCGTAAATGGTTTGAACCTATTAGAGTTAATCATATTAATGAAAATGGTAAATATGAAGTTGGTATTCCAAAAGGTCAATATTCTATAAGTTATGACCCTGTAGGTGTAAATAAAGAAACTAGTGGTATCACTAATAAACATTCTCATAATAGTATTAAAGTTTGGGAAAATCCTACACAATATAATGGTTTTAAAGGTAAAGTAGTATGTGCATATTATGGTCGTCCTGAGAAACTTGAAGAAGCTGATAGAATATGTTATTTTATGGCAGTATATTATAATTGTATAGGTACTACTGGTGTTGAGGTTAATCGTGGTGAAACTGTTAGTAATTTTACTAAATGGAAAGCTTTAAAGTATTTAATGAAAGACCCAGTAGAACTTTGGGATAGTTCTATTAAAGCTAAAGTTACTGCATCTTATGGTGTAAATATGGGTGGTGGTAGTGGACAAGGAACTACTAAAGTTCTTGAAGGACTTCGATTACTCAAGGAAATGTTGTATAGTGAAGTTGGTAAAAAACTTGATGGTACACCACTTTATTTCTTTCAGACTATTTATGATTATCAAACTATACTTGAACTTCTTAAATGGAATGATAAAGGTAATTTCGATAGAGTATCTGAAATGTTGATACATGCACTTCAATGGAAACTTGATGATGTAGAAGCTGCTAAAGAACTTGCTCATCGTAAGAAAGCTACTATTGAAAATTATAGCGATAATATATTTAATAGAGATTGGTTTGTTTAATAATTAGTTAACTAAAATAAATATACGTATGTTTAATAGTAATTTAACTTATCAATTTCCTAAACAAAAGGTTAGTGCTTCTGAGAAAGCAAAACCTTATTGGTACACTAATAGTATAGATTATATTATTGGTTTAGGAATTAGTATGAATGACCGTAGTGATACTGAAACTAAGATTCGTATTCTACACGGTGAATTACCTCAAGAGTTTTATAGAAAAACTCTCAATCCTTACAATGCTAGTAAAGAACGTTTTAAAAACTTTCCTGCTACTCTACGTAATTATGATATTATGTCTGATATTATACGTAGATATATAGGAGAGTATTTTAAGAATCCTCACGATTTTGTTGTAGGAGCTAATAATCCTGATATAGTATTTAATAGAAATGCTGCTCTTAAACAAAAGGTTACGGAAGCTGCTCAACAAGCATTTCAACAGGAGTTTCAAAAACGTTATCAGGCTGCTGTTCAACAAGCTGAAGGTCAAGGTCAATCTGTAGAAGCTATAAATCCTCAAGATGTTATGCCTGACCCAGAAGAATTTATGAATAAATTTAATCAGGATTATATAGATAATGAAAGTAAGCAAGGTCAAGATATTCTTAATTATATTAGAGATATTACTAATGACCTTAATATTTATCTTACTGCATTCTTTAATTATTGTGCTTTTGGTGAATGTTATACATATACTGAACTTAGAGGAGATAAGATTATTAAAGAATGTGTTCCTTTGATGGAAGCTTATCCTATTCCTAATAGTGAATATATGATTGAAGACCACGATATGTTTGCTAGAAAGATGAAAATGAGTTATAATCAAATTCTTGATGCTTTTGATGATTATCTTGATGATAATGATAGAAGTTTTCTTGATAAGTATTATAATGATGCAGCTTATGCTACAAAGACTGTTCCTTTAAGATATGACCAATACTTTGAACATTATGCTAATGTTTGTGATAAGTTCACTGATGAAGAACGTAGATTGTTTAAAACTAAAGATGAACATCCTAGTGCTCGTAATAATAATCTTTATGAAGTTTGGCATGTAGTTTGGAAAGGTTTTGCTCGTCAAGGTATTCTTACTTTTGTAAATCAACTTGGTTTTCAGGAACAAAGAGTTGTAGAAGAAGATTATGAGTTGAATAAAGAAGCTGGCGATATTAGTATTGAATGGGAATATAAACCTCAAGTTTATGAAGGTTACAGAATAGGAACTAGATATAGTGGTATTTATCCTGTTAAAGCTAGACCTATACTTTATGAGCGTAAAGGCAAACTTCCTTATAATGGTATTATGGAAGTACTTCCTTATTTTGGTAAGTTTAGTATTATTGAAACTATTACTCCTTTCCAGGTATTTCGTAATATAGTTTCTTATCATCAAGAAATGGTAATAGCAAAGAATAAAATGCTTATTATGCTTTTACCTAAGTCTCTTATATCTAATGATACAGAAGATGCTATTTATAGAATGGCTGCTGATGGTGTACTTCCTATTGATGATGAAGAAGATGCAGCAGGAGTTAAGATGCAAAACATTAGATTACTTAATGTAAATATGGGTCAATATATTACAGAACTTAGTAATCTAAAAGAAGCTATCAAACTTGAAGCTCGTGAGCTTGTAGATATGAATGCTCAACGTTATGGACAAATTGCTCAATCTGCTGGAGCTTCTACTACTCAAACTGCTGTTGCTCAATCAAGTACTGGTTCTGTTGTAATATTCCAAATGTTTGACCAAATGAGATGTGCTGATTATAATAGAGATTTAGACTTTGCTAAATGTGCTTATATTGAAGGTCTAGAAACATCTTATATTGATAAAACAACTGGTAAGAAACATTATCTTAGTCTTGATGTAAATTCATTTGTTGGTTCTGACCTTAGTACTACTGTTAGAAATAATGCTAAGGAAATGGATAAGATTCAGCAATTAAAGCAATGGGCATTTAGTGCTGCACAAAATGGAGATTTAGATTCTGCTCTTGCTGCTATTACTGGAGATAATGTTGCTGCTATTAGTGATGCTGTTAAGAAATTTAGTCAGTTAAAACAGCAACATGAAGAACAAATGAAGCAAATGGACCAAGCTATTCAAGAACAAGCTAATCAACTTGAATTACAAAAGATTGCTGCTAAAGGTGAACAAGATAGAGAAACACTTGCACTTAAAGCACAATATGATTTACAACTTGAATACGCTAAAGGTAATGTAGCTTTACTTGGTGATACAAATCCTCAAAATGATGAATATGCTAAGAATCAATTAGCTCGTATTCAAGAGGAAAGTAAGAGAGCTAGTGAAGCTGCTAAACTTCAACTTGAAAGACAAAAGCTTGCTATGGATACATATAATAAAGCTGCCGACCGTCAAGTAAAGAGAGAAGAAATGGCTAATCAATTAAAGATAGCAAAGACAAATAAGAATAAATACGATAAGAAATAAACTGGTTAATTGTTGATTTTATTGTGTCTAGGAGTAGTGCTCGTGAGAGTATTACTCCTTTTATTTTACGTGATAAAATCTTATTTAATATTTTAAATTCGTTTCTGAGACGTTATTTACAAATAGTCGATTAACTTATAAGTTAGTATTATTAAATTGATTGTAAGTTAAATAAAGTGGCTCTACGTGAATGTTTATATCAAATGAAGGCAATCGGATAGCTTACATAAATTGGAAATTAAGGTGCTAGAATTGTATAAGAAACTAATGCTCGTAACGATAACATTAATAATATTTATTCTATTAATAATCTGTTTGATGGAACTTCTAATAATGATAGTTAAATAAGTTGTGCTTTTCTTGCTACTATAAATAAAGGTATTACTTTTGCAGCAACTAACAAGTGTTAGTGTATTTATTAATCATTTAAAATATAAAGCTATGTTTGTATTTCGTAATAGTATTGGGTTCGGACAACATCATCGTTTGATGATTGAACTTGATAATATTGATTTTGGAAGTGGCGGTGGTAATGGTAGTGGTACTAACGCCAACAATAACCAAGGTAACGGAGGCGGCACTGATAATAACGGTGGTAATGGCTCTGGAGATAATAAAGATGGTGAAGGTAAAGATGGTGAAGGAAATGATAAAGATGACCCTGACCCTGACAACACCAAAGACAATCCTGATAATAAGGATAACAATAAAGACAATCCATCCAACTCTTCTACGGGGGGTCTTGATGTAGGTACAAAAGTTGAGTTTGAAGGTAAAAGTTATACTGTTGCTGAAAATGGAGACCTTGTAGATACAGATGGTAAAGTTTTTAAAGAAGCTAAAGATGTTGATGAGTGGATTAAATCGCTTGAAGTTGATGAACCTGGAGCTGATGTAAATATTGAAAATATTCGTAAAGCTATGAATATTGATATTACTGATGAAAACGGTAATCCAGTTGAATTTACTGATGACATTGAAGGTATTAAAAGTTACATCAATTCTGCTATTGAGCTTAAATCTAATGAAGTAGCTACTGCTGCTGTCAATAAAGTATTTGTTGATAATCCTATTCTCAAGCAATTTGTTGATTATCTTACTGTAAATGGTGGTGACCCTCGTGGTTTCGGTGAACGTCCTGACCGTTCAGGTATTACTGTTGATGAGAAGTCTGAGGAGCAACAAATTGCTATCATTAAAGCTGCTGCTAAAGAATTTGGTAATGCTTCTCTTAATGATAATTACATTAAGTATCTTAAAGATTCTGGTGGTCTTTATGATGAAGCTAAAGCTCAACTTGCTAATCTTCAGAATGCTGATAAACAACGTGATGAGAATGAAGCTAAACAAGCTGAAGCTTATCGTAAGAAACAAGAAGCTGAAACTATTGCTTATTGGAAAGGTATTAAAGATACTATTGATAAACGTGAAATTGGAGGATATAAACTTCCTGAATCTCTTGTTAAAGAAGTTAATGGACAGAAAGTTACTGTTACTCCAAATGACTTCTATGATTATCTTTCTCGTGGTCTTAAAGATGAAGATGGTAATATTGCTACTGCTTATGAGCGTGCTCTTGCTAATCAATCTCCAGAGGAAGCTACTAATCAAGAATTACTTAGTGCTTGGTTGATGTTCACAGGTGGAACTTATAAAGACCTTGTTAAGATGGCTATTAATAATGAGCAGGTTAAAACCTTAAAGCTCGTTAGCAAAGGAAATAAGGGTCATGGTACTGTACGAATTACTAAGCCACAAAATAATAATAAAGCTATTGATGATATTCAATTTAGCTAAATGTTTAATTAATTAATTAATAACTATGTACGCAATTCGTGAAGTGCAACGTGGTAACTATGATGACCGTGGTTATTCTAATGAGGAAACTATTGCTCATCTTATGCTTACCAAACCTAGTGAGATTAATTCTATGCTCACCTATACTTTTGGTATGGATGATGATAGATTCCCACTTAATTTCCTTACAGAAGGACAAGGTACTGCTGGTGTAGTAGATATTAATACTACCGATTGGACTTGGAAGACTATGGGTCGTATGAAGTTCAATGATTCTGTACTTTGGTTTAACACTGCTAATACTACTCCTGGTAAAGGTGGTGCTACTTTTGAAGTTGAGTTTAAGACACACTGGTTCATTGAGCAGTATGGTTTGATTGCTCCTGATGGTGTAACTCAAGTTCGTATTATGAAAGACCTCGGTCATGGTTCTCATGGTGGTTATTTGTATCGTCTTCGTATTACAAATCCTAATCCAAATGCTTACGTTAATGTAGCTCAGAATCTTGGTGTAGGTATGTTCTGGTCTTTGACTGCTCCTACTATTCCAGAGTCTTTTTCAAAAGGTAATCGTACTAATACTATGGGACCTGGTAAGATGACTTCTCAACTTGAGTTCCATCGTTATAGTAAAGAGATTGCTGGTAATATTAGTAATACTGTTGTTACTTATGAGTTTAAGACTAGTGGTGGTGGTACTACTAATCTTTGGATGAATGAGGAGATGCGTCAGTTTGAGCTTCAGCAACGTGTTATGAATGAAGAGCGTCTTTGGTTTGCAGAGTATAATAAGACTGTAAATGGTGAGATTACTCTTATTGATGAAGACAATGGTCAGCCTATTCCACATACTGCTGGTATGCAACAGATTTGTCGTGAAAGTAATTATGATACTTATGGAGAGGAGCTTACTCTTAATAAGTTGAATCGTACTATTGGCGATATTCTTGACCGCAATACTGATACTGGTAATATGGATGTAGTTCTTGCTTGCGGTAAGGGCTTTGTTGAGGACTTTGACCGTGCTGTTAAGAATGATGCTCGTGATAATGGTTTTGTTACTCCTCTTGGTGACAAGATGATTAGTGAATCTAAGAGTGGTCTTTCTTATGGTAATTACTTCCGTCAGTATAAGACTGTAGATGGTCATATGATTACTCTCAAGCATCTTGGTTTCCTTGACCGTGGTACTTTTGCAGATAATGCTCGTGATAATGGTTATATCCATCCTCGTACTGGTCTTCCAATGACTTCTCACCAAGCATTTATGCTTGATACATCTTCTTATGATGGTCATAATAATATTCGTAAGGTACGTCTGAAGGGTCAAGAGCATATTGCTGGAGTTGTTAAGGGTCTTACTCCAATTCCTGCATCATGGGGTGGTTTCCCTGCTAATACTCTTTCTACAGATATTGATGTATCTCGTTATGAGGTTAAGGATTCTTATGGTCTTCAAGTTGACCGTAATACTAAGTTCTTCCAACTCAAGTGTGTACTCTAACATTTTAAAATTTGATTGCTATGACTGATATTAAAATTGAAATTCCAAAAGGTAGTCCTGCAAATAGTGGAAAAGATAATACTCCTGCTGAAGGTATAAATCCTTCAGCAGACCAGACGCAAGCTGAATTAGAAGCTAAAGAAAAAGCTGCTCTTGAAGCAGAACTTGATGCTCCATATTTTGAAAAGAAGACTGTAGTTATTTCTTCTGTTCGTAATTATTCTGCTTATCGTAGAATTAATATGCAAGTTCTTGGTAAGCCTAAAGCTACTATAGGTTCTTCTGTTAAGTCTGTACGTATTCTTATGAGTAATAAAGGTGAGCTAGCGGCTTATTATCCAGAGATTATTGGTATTGCTGCTAATCATCCAGATTTCATTACTAGAGTTAAAGGTTATCTTAATAATATTTTCTTTGATGTTAATGATGGTGATAAGGAACTTAATATTTCTTTTCATTATAATCATAAAAGAGATTATCTCGCTGTTAAAGCTGAAGAAGATAAAATTCTTGCAGCTTATGAAAAGGTTGACCGCTCTAATGAAGCAGAGCTTTATAAAGCTGCTGTTAAACGTGATGAAGCTATTACTCGTCTTGAGCAAACTAAGTACCAATATGGTATGCCTGATAACGTAGAAGAATATATTATTTGGCGTCATTGTCTTAACTATCCTGATGTAGCTAAAGATGAAGCGTTTATTAATAGTAATTCTAGTCTTCGTTTCTTCATTAAAGATGTTGCTAAAGAAGAGAATCGTAAAGTTAAGATTATTGTTGAACGTAAGAAGGCTATTGAACGTCTTGTTGAACTTCAATCTTCACCAAGTAAAGTTAGTGCTACTTATATTCAGTATTGTAGAGCTAATGGTCTTAACATTTCTGATGGTCTTAATAAGACTGCTCTTGAACAAGTTGATGACCTTATGAAGTTTGCTACTGATGACCCTAAGAAGTTTAATTCTATTGTTACAGATAAGAATCTTCTTGATAAAGCATTTATTGAAACTCTTATTACTAGAGGTGAGCTTGTTCGTTCAGAGTATAATCAGCAAATTAATACTCCTGATGGTCAGTTTGTTGGTGCTAATATTAATGATGCTATTGCATTCTTTAAGAATCCAGACAACAACGGACTGAAAACTAAGTTAGAAAACAAATTGAAACTCTTTTAATTGATAAAGATATGACTACTGCTGAAATGCACCAAATGTTCAGAAACTATGCCCAACAAATGGGTATGCAAAATGTGAGAGCAATACTGCCTTCACAGATAGATATGTTACTGAACAATTCCATTTCGGACACTGTAAATCAAGTGATTGCTCAAAACATTGGTACTACCAGTGATAGAGTAATCACTGATAACTCAAAGCTTAATCAAGTTAATGCTCTTAAAAGTCTTTATAAAGTATGGAAAGGTAAAGTTACACTTCCTACTCCAAAGACTAACTATATTGCAAGTTATATTCTTCCTCTTGAAAATTTTGGTATTGCTACAGAAGCTAAAGCAACCGAAATTAAAAAGGGTGATAATGTATATGGTGCTCCTGGTAGTGCCGATGCAGGTAAACCTAAGAAGATTGATTATTTCTTCCTTGTAGATTTGAGCATTGATTATGTTAAGAATTTGGGTGGTGGAAATTTTAATACTAATATTTTCCCAATTCGTCTTATTGACGACCAATATCTTGCTGATGTAGTTAATGATTTTGTAATGGCTCCTAGTCTTAGAAGTCCTGTAGCTACAGTTCATGACACTAATATCGAACTTTATATTGATAAACCTGACGCTTCTACTAAGAGTACTCCTGAAAATTATACTTTTGGTGATGGTCTTAAAGTAAATGAAATTCGTTTATCTTATATTGGTAAGCCTGGTATTGTTAAGTTTAATGAAGACCTTGGTGGTGAAGATGTTGATTGCGAACTTCCAGAAAGTATGCACGTTGATATTGTTAAGCATGCTGTAGATTTATATCGTACTGCTCTTAATGGTGGTATTGCAGCTGCTCAAGCTGCTCAACAACAACAGCAACGTGAAAATGTCCGTAATAATGCTAGAGATGAAGGTTATGAACCTGCTCCTCGTTAATATTGTATAACTTATAATTTAAATAATAATGAGACAACTCTTTATTTGTACTAGTAAAGCAGTTCTTGCTGCTACTGGTAAACCACAAGATTTGACCAAAGTAGTTGCTGGTACTATTGGTATGTGGGAGAATGATGATGATTCTAAGTGGCTTGATACTGCTCCTACTTCTGATTTTAGTATTGCTTATGGTCGTCCTAATAGTCAAGCAGTTGTAATTCCTATTGATTTTACTTCTGCACGTATTACAACTTCTACTCCTCAAGCTGGTGTTAAGTTTAAGGCAGAGATTACTATTCCTGAACCTGTTGCTGGTAAGGATTATACTCTTCAGCTTATTAAGCTTGGTACTGAGAAACATGAGCGTTATTCTTGGACTGTTACTGATAACGGTTCTCATAAAACTACTGCTGCTGCTATGGCAAAGTCTCTTGGTGACCAATTTACTAATATGATTGAAGCTGGTAATCAAGAGCTTGATGGTCTTAAAGTAACTGTAGCTGCTGCTAAGATTACTATTGAATCTAAGAACAATTATCAAGGTTGGAATCTTATTGCTGCTGACGATTTAGTTGGTACTAATGTTGCTATTACTGCTGCTGTAGCTCCAACTCTTGATGCAGCTTATGTTAAGAATCTTGCTTCTTTCTGTTCTCAGAATCGTGGTTTCTCTAATGTATATCGTGATGGTGCTTCTATTTATCCTGGTTATCCTATGGAGGTAGAAGATACTACATATAAGATGTACTCAATTCAGTTTAAGTATCCTAGAAAGTATGGTCGTACTCGTGACGAAGCTCCTATTCAAGAATTAGCTATTGTAGTTCCTGTAGGTAATACTGTACTTACTGGTCTTCTTGATACAATTCTCGCATTTTAAATAGGTATTAGTTTTCAAGGAGAACCTAACCATCTTCTACGGGGAGGTTCTCCTTTTATTTTTTCTTATGGAAGAGTTTAATCAAATCAATGATATAATAGCTGAATCTATAAAAGATACTTCTTATATTACAGTGCTTATTAGTAGCGGAGTTTATCTTGCTTATACTCTTATTATTAAGCTTGTTGATTTGTTTAAAGCTAAAGACAGAAATAGACCTATTGTTGAAATGGCTGCTGCTGTAAAGCAAGTAAGTGAAAACGTAGTTAAACTTAATGGTGTCTTAGACAAAGCTTTTCAAGATGCTGAGACTAAAGAACGAAACAAAGTAAAGAATGCTATTTGTACTGCTTTTGATAGTTTTAAATGGACTGTTGCTAATACTTGTCATGAAATTATTATTCATAACAATATTGAACAAAATAAGGAATTAATAAAACAAAACTTATTCAAAGTAATTAGTACTGAGTATTATAAACTTTATAATGTTTTTTCAGCTTACGAATTGGATGGAATTTGTGTAGCTACAAAACTAAAAGAAGATTGGATTGATACTGTAACTAACGAATGTCTTGCTATCATTTATGATGGTCAAGATTCAGTAAATAGAATTAGTCAAATAAGTAACAAATTACTTATTGTTACTAATGAATATTCTATATATATAAATAACAAAGTGTTTAATTCTTAATAAGATGTTCTTATGATGGACAATAATAACACTATAAATAACCTTGAGAAGTTAGAAGAAGGAGTTGTTAAAACTCTTGAGTATCTAGCTGCTCAAGGTTTTATAGTTAATAGAGATAAAGTACTTAAACTTACTACTATTAGTATGTATAAAGCAGTACTTAATAACTCTGATAAAATTAAAGGATTTGATATTAGTAAATTTAATAATAAAGTTAGATTGTTATGAATGATGAAGAAATGATTATTCTTTCTATTCCTAAAGAATGGGAAGATACATATATAAAATTACTTACTGTCATTAGTCAATCTGGTGAAGCAATTCTTAATGATTGTTCTTATGGTTGTAAAGGTGATGGTAGTATAATGTTTAATTGTTGGAATATATTCCAGGCTGCTTGTGCTGCTCACGCTTTAGGAAATACTAAACAAGCTAATCTTTATATTGACTATGTGAATAAACAAATAGCTAATAAATTTGGATAAGTAACTTTTAAAACTAAGTAAGATGGAGAATAAGCAGTTAGAAAATGAGGACTTGCTTATGAACAAGAAAGAAGAACTTATTTGGAAAGTAATAGACAATGTTATTAGTTGTTGTGCTATTACTAGAATTGATGGAGCAAAGTCTATTACAAGAGAAGATGTAGTAGGTAAATCTAGAGAAGAAAATGTTGTAATGACTAGATGTCTTGTTGTTGAACAAATGGTTCATGCTGGATTTACAATTAGTACTATAGCTTTTATTATAAATAGAACAGTTCAAGCTACTAGACATTTACTTAAAATGAGTACTGATTATTATGAAACTTCTAGAGCTTTTAGACTTGCAACTTCTGAAGCTACACTTCTTAATAAGGATGTTGAACCTATTTTCGTTTAAATAGAAAATAAAAAGAAAATAATTATTATAGTAGTGATGCAATTAATTAAGATGATAATTGGAATAAAATCCGATTATCATCTTTTTGTGTTTAATAGAACTTATGCTTATCTTTGCAGTGTACAAAATACTAGTTAATGTACTATTTATTATTTTATTAATCTTAATAATCATTGTAAAGTTATGGATGATTCTAAAGTTTTTATGTTCCCTGATGGTGGAACTCGTCAGACTTCTAGTGATGCTAATAGTCTGCTTCCTTTACTTATGTGTAATGGAGGTTTTGGTGGTGGTAATTGGGTTTGGATAATCTTCTTGTTCTTCCTCTATCCTCTTATGCGTAATGGCGGATTGTTTGGTAATATGGGTCAGAATGGTGGTAATTGTCTTGGTCCTCTCGCTAATATGGTTAACAACAATGATGGTAGAGACCTTATTATGCAAGCTATTAATGGTAATGGTGCTGCTGTTCAGAGATTAGCTACTATGTTTGGTACTAAGGTTGATATGATTCAGTCAGCTATTTGTCAGGTTAATAATAGTGTTGCTCAAGTTGGTTGTAAGATTGATTCTTCTACTGGTGCTCTTCTTAATGCTGGTACTCAGAATACTATGACTATTGCTAATCAGTTGGCTACTTGCTGCTGCAATTTGAAGAATGCTATTACTGAAAGTGCTCATCAATCTCAGCTTGAAACTCTCCGTCAGACTGATGCTATTAAGGAATCTGTTGGTGGTGTAGGTAGTGCTGTAACTCGTGGATTTTCTGATGTTGGCTATGCTCTTCGTGACCAGACTTGTAACTTAGATAAGTCTATTGGTGTTGTTGGTGATAGAATTATTGCTAGACTTGATGCTTCTGAAAAGTCTGCAATGCAGGATAAGATTAATGCTCTGCAAACTCAGTTGACTACTGAGCATCAAAGTGGAGTAATTGCTCAGCAAATTGCTGCTGCTGTAAATCCTATTGCTCAGGCTGTTAATGAAATTAAGTGTGCTCAGCCTCAGACTGTAACAGTTCCTTATCAGCCATTCCAGGCAGTACCAAATTGTGTTGCTTATCAGTATGGTATGTATAATAATGGTAACCTTAATGGTTTTTGGATGTAATATATAGGAGGTAATATTATGGCTTTTAATGAGTTCATTGGTAATCGTGGCGGTATACCTTTAGTAGCTGCTACTCAAACGACTGCTGGCAGTGCTACTGCTAATGCTGTTTTTAGTATGCCTAATCATACTTTCAGAGCTATGGGAGTTGCTGGTATTATGGTAATTAATTTTAATGCAGCTACAACTACTGCAACTGGTTTTGAAATTATGGTTAATAATAACACTCTTCCTCTCTTGGCAAGTAATGGAGAAGCTCTTACTGCTCTTACAGCAGGTCTTCACATTATAGTATTTGATAAACAAAATAATAAACTTCAACTTATAGTATAATGTTTTCAGGTCTTAATCAAGGTAGTCGAGTTTATATTTTAAATAAGACTAATGGTATAGAATTTAAGATTGGAGAAATTGTTGGAACTACTACACCTATATTTGCTACTGATGGTACTAATATGATGGTTGTAAATTTAAAGGTTAAAGTAGATGGCAGTAATGTTGATTATAACAATGTTCCAGCTAATAATACTTCTGTTAGTTATAACAATGGTAATCTAATTATTGCTGAAAGTAAACAAACTATTCAATCTGAAGTAGAAGCTACTCTGCAACATGCTAATTATGTCGTAGAGCATATTGAAGATTATAAAAATCAAATAACTAAATGTGAAGAAGTTCTTAAAGAACTTAATCCTCAATTTGCTAAAGATAAAGCACGTGATGAAAGAATAGCAGGTATAGAAAATGAAGTTGCTGGAATGAAAGGTGACATTGCTAAAATTCTAGCTGCTGTAACTAAAAATTAAAATTATGATAATCATGGTACAACGTAATATGAATAAGTCTGAACTTAAAGAAAAGATTAGACGTATGAAGATGGAACTTCAGGAACTTGAAGAAAGTCTTGATAAGTGTGAAGAAAGGGATAATCGTTATGATGATGACCCTCAATATAGAAATCGTAATCCTTATGACGATGAAGAGCGTTATCGCGAAAGAGAAGATTATGGGCATCGTGAGCGTGGTCGTTATGGCAGATATTAATATGAAATCCGCCCCGTAGAAGAGTGTAGTGGTAAGGTTTCTCTAACCATACCTTCTACGGGGCGTTTATAATAACTAAGATTATGTATAAAGAATCATTTGATATGTATGATGAACTTCCTGAAGATATGGTTGTTTATCTTCGTTATAATGGTAGACATTTTAATCGTAAACTAGTTGATTTTGCAACTAGTAAAATGACTACTAGAGATAGTAACGGAACTGAAATAGCTCTTGAATCTATAACAAGAGAACAGTTAGATGATATGATGCGACAATCAAATGTTCATTTAACTAATAACGATAATCCTTATGACGCAGTATTTGTAGCTAATATGTGTAAAGCTGACTATTTAGGTAGTAGTGTTCCTGATGGATTGCATTTATGTATGTATGTAAAAGATGTTATAGATGATATTGATGGATATGACGGAATAGCTTTTAATCGTTGGTATGCAGATATGTGTCGTAAAGGTATTCAAATCGATTGGTATAATTGCCGATAACATTAATAATTTAAAGCAGCTAATATTGATATAAATGTTGGCTGCTTTAATTGTGTTAATTAATATGTAGATAGCATAGATATTAATAATAAAAATCTATATTTGCAGCAATTAAAGATAATGATAATGGAAATAATAAATCAAATAATACAACAAGCAATAAATAGTTTTGATTTTACTTATTGTGTAGTAGTTAATGCTTTAACTTATACATTAGTTACTGTACTTATTTATCTTTGTCAAGGTAATATAAGTAGAACAATTAAGAAACTTGTATTGCTTTTTAGTATAATAATTGTTAGTACTATATATTATGCTATTGGAGTTGATGTAAAACTTATTGTAAATAGTTCTATACTTGCTCCTATAAGTTGGACTTGGATTATTAAACCAATTCTTTCTAAGCTTGGTTATGATTATAAAGATATTGATAATAAAATAAATTAATATGGATAAAACAAAAATAAATAGAGCTGTTGATGGTTTAGCACTTTCTATGAATCATAAGAATACTCTTAAAGAAGCTCTTAATCAAGGAGCTGGAGATGGTATGATTGAATTAGAAACTAAAGTCGATGATATTGATAAAGAAGTTGGTTCAATAAAAACAAAGCTTAATAGTTTTATTAATGACAATGAAATTATTGAACTTGCTATAGGTAATGATGCTGCAACAAAAGCTGCAAATATTAAGAAACTTGGTGATACTCAGCATACATTTTTTGCTAGTATTAATTATGGTTATGGTACAGCTAGTTGGCTTCCTACTGATGGAGGTAATGCTTTTATTGTAACAGATGAAGGTCATGCTGTAACATACAAAATTAGTACTGATGGTGCTGTTACAAAACATAGTGAGTTTACAATTAGTAAACCTATTGAGTATAAATTGCCTGCTGCTACTAAGGCAACACTTGGTGGAGTTAAAGCTATTACGAATATTGTAAATGTTAATGCTGAAACTGCAACTGCTGCAAGTCTCGCTGGCGTTATTAACACTCTGCTTACTCAACTTAGAACTGCTGGTATTATTCAACTATAAAATACCCTTGCTTCTTGCGATGCTAGATGTGTGTCCGTAGCCCCTGAGACTAGTGATTAGTCTTGGGGGTTTTATGTGTCTTCTAGACGTTAAAAAGTTATTTAAGAATTTTATTTCTTTGAAATTTACGTTCTAAGCGACTTTCAGTTAACTTATGATTAACTAATAATGGACGCATATTACTAGCCGCTAGAGCTTAAATAAAGTGGATATACGGCAATATTCGTATTAAACTTTGATAGTGCAAATTCATATAAGGAGGAGGCATAATTAATCAAATTATTAATCTGATTGATGTTTAAATTGCTAAGATACTAAGTCATAAAAGTCCTCCTCCTTTTACTAATATAATTAATTATAATATGAGTAAAATTCCTACTATTAATGAGATAGACGCAAATAGCCCTTCTCAAGAGTCTAAGGAAGTTGTAATTAAAGCTACTGATGTATCTCCTGATATTAATGAAATTCAGGAGACTATTAGTAGTGCTGCAACTATTCAAGAAGTTGATGGTACTCGTAAACCTACAATTAGTGAGATTTATAAGATTGTTACTGATGGACTATTTGAATCTACATCTAATTGGTGGGATTATGCTTATAAACTTTCTCAGGCTCAAATCAATCAAGATATTATATCTCGTCTTGATAGAGGTGAAATTGGTGGTGGTTATAGTAAAGGTGTTGATATTATAACTACTACTAAAAATTCTATACCTACAAATACTAATGTTTATTCAGCTTTAAAAAGTGATACTCTTTATCCTAAAAAGTTGAATAATGAAACTATTAATGGTATTTATAATTTCATTAATGGTATTACTATTGGTAAACCTACTGCTTATACAGGAGGTACTTGGTCTGTAGACCAATTAGGTAAGACTCATCTTACTACAGATTATCTTTATGTTAGACTTAAAGCTATATTTGAAACACTTCAAATACTTAATGTTGATACTATTGGCGGTAAACTTGTTATTTCTCCTGCTGGTAGTATCACTATTGTTTATGTAGATAACATTAAAGTTACTATAGATGATAATGAACAAAATGTTTATCGTTGTTATTTTCTTGGAGAACAAGAAGGTGAAGAAATAGAAAATAAATGGAAAGTTGGAGACCAAGCTCAAGCTAAAAGTTTTAATGTAAAGAAAGGAACTTATCATAAAACTGGTAATCATTATCTTTGGAGACTTGTAGTTGGTGTTAGTACTGATACTGTAACTATTGATGGTAAGAAATATCATTACGTAGATTTAAGTCAATTAATATTTGATACTGGTTCTGATGCTCCTGCTCCAGGTGATGTACTTAATCAACTTGGTCATAGAGGCGATGATTTACAACGTCAAACAGCTATAGTTCTTAACGCTGTTGATAATTATGCTCCAAGTATTACTCTTTATGCTGGAATTACTGATTTCACATTATTGAATAAAGAGTATGTTGAGTATGGTGTTTATCAAGGTAAAGCTTTCTTCAATGTATATGGTGATATGTATATTGGAGATAAAGGTACTAATCCTACAACTTATATTAAATTTAAAAATGGTAAGCTTGACATTAAAGCCAATCTTACAATAGGTTCTAGTATTGATGGTAAAGACCTTGATAAATACATTAAAGAAAACGGTGGTGTTGATGAAAAGACTGTAATAAGTCTTATTAATAATTCTCAAGTTATTAAAGACCTTCAGAATCAAGCTGATGGTGCTATTGAAACTTGGTTTTATGAAGGAGAACCTACTCTTAAAAATCTTCCTGCTGTAGATTGGACTACTAATGAACTTAAGAAAATTCATGTAGGAGATTTGTATTATGACCAAATTACTGGTTTTGCTTATCGTTTTACTAGATACAATGATGGTGTTACTCCTTATGCTTGGAATCGTATAAAGGATAATGATATTGTAAAAGCTCTTGAAGCTGCTAATAAAGCTCAAGCTACAGCTGATAGTAAAATGAAAATTTTCTATGGTGAAGCTAAACCTACAGATTATCAAGCTGGTGATATGTGGGTTAATGCTACTCTTGCTGGTAAGTTTAATAATGATATAGCTAGAAGTACTACTGATAGTAAAACATTTAATGCTGACCATTGGGTTCTTGCGTCTCGTTATTCTGAAGCTATTCAAAGTCTTCTTAATTGGAGTAATCAATATACTACAAAATTTGAAGACCTTACTAAGATAGTTAAAGAACAAAAAGACCAAAGTATTAGTAATTGGTTTTATGATTATGAACCTACTGATAGTAACGCTCCTGCTAACTTATGGAATACTGAAGAACTACGTAGCGAACATATAGGTGATATATTCTATGATACTAAGAATAATCATTCTTATCGTTGGACTGGTTCTGCTTGGTCTATGATTAAAGATGCAGACTTCGATAAAGCTATGGAAAAAGCTAAAGATGCTGAAGACCTTGCAGATAAGAAAAGACAAATATTCTATTCTGATACTACTCCTACTGGTGGTGACCGTGGAGACCTTTGGATGAAACAAGTTGGAACTAAAACTGAAGTTTGGGTATTTGATGGAACTAATTGGGTTAAGTCTAACGATAAAGCTTTAGCTGATTATAGTGAGGCTATTAATAAAGAACTTCAAGGTATTAAAGGTCAACTTGATGGCAAGGCTGAAACTTGGTATCAAGCAGATGACCCTAGTACTAGTTGGACAAATAAAACTTCTCATGAAGGCGATATTTGGTATAATATTACTGATGGTACTACACAATATTGGAATGGAAAAGCTTGGGAAAAAATGGATATTCCTAAAGATGTGTTTGATACTATTGACGGTAAATCTTCTATATTTGTAGATTCCTATGATGATGCAAAAGCAGGTAAAGGCGTTATATCTAATGGATATAATGAAAGAGATATTTGGATTCTTCCTGCTGATGCTATAGTAAATGGCGTACAATATTATAAAGGAGATATTCTTACAGCTACTGCTGATGGCACTGTGTTCAATGAAAAGTATTGGACTAAGAAAGTTCGTTATGTTGGAGATAAAGAGCTTAATAATGCTATAGATAAAGTAAATAAAAAAATTGGTGAACTTAGTGCTACAACTCTTCCTGGTCTTGATGATAAATTTAATGAGTTTGCTAAGGATGGAGTAATTGATTCTTCTGAGAAAGCTAGACTTACTGATTTACTCAATCAAGCTAATAATGATGTTTTAGCAGCTAATGACCAAATTATTAGTGTTACAAAGTCTGATTATCTTAAAGACGATAATGTAAATAAAGGTAAACTTATAGAAGCTCAAAAAACTTTGAGTGCTGCTTGGACTGAATATAAGACTTTAATTAATACTCTCATTACTAGTAAAAATCCTATTACTAAAAATAATATAGCTGAAGCTAGTAGCAAATATACAAATCTTCAAAATTCTATTAAAGCAGTTAAGCAATATCTTGCTGCTTGTCAAGCTGATATGCTTTCTAATATAGGAATTGATATTAATTCTTATAAATATCTTAAAGAAGCATTTAAAGGTAAAACTGAAGTTAATGGAGGTCTTGTTGTTACTAATGTTCTTCAACTTAGACAAACATCTGATGTTAATTCTCCTATTACTGCTGGTATTAGTGGTCTTCAAGGTAAAGCCAATGAAAATGGTGTTGTAGATAAGGATACTTATGATATAACAGCTATTGCTGCTTGGTTTGGTGGACCTATGGTAGATAAGGACATATTTACCGATGAACAAATTAAAAATAAAGTAGCAGGAACTGATTATGCTAGAAGTTTATTTCGTCACGACGGTAGTGGTTATCTTGCTAGTGGTGCTATTTATTGGGGAACTGATGGTATTCTTCACGGAAATCCAAATAGTTTTATTCTTCAAGGAACTACTCTTGCTACTATGTTTAGTTATATAAGACTGTTCTATTTACATTATGCTAATACAAGTGATGAAGAAATTGCAGGAGTAGATTATATTACTCCTACTAAAACTTTTTCTAGATTAGATATTCTTACACAAGGTGGTACTGAAGCAGGTTTAAAGCTTCCTACTGGTTTGTTTATTGGTAGTTCTACTACTGGAGGTTCATTTCAAGTAGGTAATGTTATTATTAGAACAAAAGAAGGAGACCCTAATATACTTGAGATAGTTAGTGCTACTGATGGTAAAAAAGCTCATCTTGGAGTACAAGGAGGAGTTAGTGCTTATGGTACATACACATCTTCTACGGGGGGTGGAGGTGGACTAAATGCTTCAGTAATTGCTTACGCTAATGCTATTGTTTTAACAACTGAACAATTAAACCAAGTTGCTAGTGCTTATTCTATTTCTGCTCTTAGTAAAAGAATAGATAATATTGCAACTGAACTTGGTGGTCTGAATCTTTCTTGGACTAACATTACTAATAAGCCAACAACTTTTACACCTAGTGCTCATACACATAAATGGATAGATATTACAGATAGAATTACAAAAGTAAGTCAGCTTACTAATGATGTAGGTTATTTGACAAGTCATCAAAGTCTTGCAGATTACGCTAAGAAAAGTGAGATACCTACAAAAGTTTCTCAACTTAAAAATGATTCGGGTTATCTGACTGCTCATCAATCTTTAGTTAATTACTATACTAAAACTGAAATAGATGCAAAGGGATATACTACAAATAAAGGTACTGTGACATCTGTAGGACTTACACTTCCTACAGGTTTAACTTGTGCAACAAAGAGTATTACAACTAGTGGTACATTTGCTATTACTTTTACTTCTGGTTATTCTATTCCAACAACGACAAAGCAGACTGCCTGGGATAGTGCAGTATCAGTAAAACATAGTCATACTAATAAATCTGTATTGGACGGTATTTCATCTACAAAGATAACTCATTGGGATAGCGTCTATAATTGGTATTCTTTAATGACTACTGATGAGGAGACTGCTGACGGCATAATCAACAAGTGGAATGAGGTAGTGAACTTCCTTGCTAATATAGAACAAACAGATACATTAAGTGGAATTATAGATAGTATTAATACTTCTATTTCAAACGAAGTATCAAGAGCTAAAAAAGCTGAAGAAACTAATGCTTCTAACATATCTGCTAATAAAACAAGTATTACTACTTTACAAGGTTACTTTACAAATGGTTCTGCTAAAAAGGCTTTACAGCTTACAACTGCTTGTAAACTTTGGGGTAATAATTTTAATGGAACTACAGATATTAACGGTAGTATAGTTTTACCTAGTGGAAAGTATATTTCTATTGGTAATATTAAATTAGAATATGATGAAACTAACAAAGCATTGAAGATTACAAACACCGTTACAAATGAAGTAGCTAATGTTTATGTCAGTGGTGGTGTATCTGCTTATGGGGTTTCTACTACATCTTCTTCAGGAGGAGGTTTAAATGCTTCAGTAAAAAGTTATGATACTGCTATCACTCTTTTAACTGAAGAACTTACAGAAGTAGCTTCTGCTTATTCCATTGCTGCTCTTAGTAAGCGTATTGATAATATTAGTGACGAACTTGGCGGTCTTAATTTGAGTTGGAATAATATTACTGATAAACCTAGTGCATTTGTTCCTACTGCTCATACTCACAAATGGAGTGAAATTAGTGACCATCCTACTAAAGTATCTGCATTTACAAACGATAAAGGATATTTAACTACACATCAAAGTCTTGATGGTTATGTAAATACTCTTACTCAGCCAACAGGAAGTAATGTATTTGTTACTGCTATATCAAAAAGTGGTAAGACTATAACATATACAAAGAGTTATACTAAGAAAGGTGCTACTGCTGCAACTCATTCTGGTTGGACAAATGCTGCTACTGATGGAACTATTATTCCTGATATGAGTTTTATTACTTATTGGAATGGTGCTTTTAATAGTGATGGTAATTCTAATCTTAAGTATTGTATTAAAGGTGCTTTTGGAAACTTTGCTATTAAGAATAGTCTTGCGTTTAGTGAATTGGCTTCTAAGCCAACTACTATTGCAGGTTATGGTATTACTGATGCTAAAATTACTAATGGTGTTATTACTTTAGGTTCTGTAAGTATAACTCCTTTAACTAGTCATCAGAGTTTGGCAGCATATGCTAAATCTACTGATATTCATAATACTAAAGTCACTATAAAACAAGCTGGAACAGAAAAAGGTAGTTTTACTCTTAATCAAACTGATGCTGTTACTATAGAGCTTACAGATAATAATACAAGATATAGTGTTGCTACTGCTACTACTTTAGGTCTTATTAAAATAGGATTTGCTAATGATGGTAGAAATTATGCAATACAACTTGATACAAATAATAAAGCATACGTAAATGTTCCTTGGACTGATACAAATACTTGGAGACCAGTTGAAAATGTTCTTACTAGTACTAGTACAAGTAATTCTCTTAGTGCTGCTCAAGGAAAGGTATTAAATGATAAGTTTACTAGTTATTATACTAAGAATGAAATAAATAGTAAAGTTACAGCACTACAGAATAATATAAATACTGTAAATAATAAACTTGCTAAGTATCTACCTTTAACAGGTGGAACATTAAGTGGTGATTTGATTATTGGAGCTATTAGACTTCATTATGATAAAGATAATCAAGCTTTAGCCATTAGTAATACAATTACTGACACAAACGCAAACGTTTATACAACTGGTGGAATAACAGCTTACGGTGTTGGTAGTGTATCTGGAGGAGGAGGTTTGAACGCTTCTGTTCTTAATTACGAATCGGCTATTAAATTAACAAGTGCAGGATATAATGAACTTTCACAATTAGCAACTGCTTGGTCTATCGCACAACTTAATAGTCGCATTGTTAGTCTTGAAGGTGGTTCTGCTCTTGATGTTGTTACTAGTGGTACAGGCAATGCTGTAACTGCAATTAGTAAAAATGGTACTACTATTAATGTGACTAAAGGAACAAATTTCCTTACTGCTCATCAAAGTTTAGCTAATTATCTTACAAAGACTGATGCTTCAAATACCTATCTTACAAAGACTGACGCTAGTAGCATATATCAACCAAAAGGTAATTATCTTACAGCTCATCAGAGCTTCACTGATTTGTGTGCAACGCTTTCTGCTGGAGATTCCGTATTTGTAGATGATACTGAATTTGTTACATCTATAGCAGATGCGAATGGATTTAGCAATACAAACGCATTAAATAAACCATATAAAAGAAAAGCTAGTGAGTTATGGAAATATATTAAAAATAAAGCTGATAGCTTATATCAATCTGTAGGAACGTATGCGTTTTCTAACGTAAACAATGGTGCTGCTAAATGGTTATTAGGTTCTTATACAGATAATGGTGGACAACAAAATCCAAATTATTTTGGTACTAATAAAATTGGTGCTTTAATGATGAATACTAATGTTGACGGTAGCACTGGTTTTAAAGATTGGATTATTCTTGATTGTTATTCAGGAAATGATGCAGGTGGTGCTGTAGCTATAGGAGTTAATAGACAAACACTAGGTGCTTATATTATGCGAAGCGATTCAAGTAGAAAAACTTGGAGCGATAAAGCAACACTAATAGGTACTCATAATTACAAAAATTATGTATATAGTACTAGTGATATTGATACAAAGTTATCAACTTATGCTACTCAATCTTGGGTTACAGGAAAAGGTTATATTACTTCTTCTAGTTCTATATCAGGTAATGCTGCAACAGCAACAAATGCAGATAAAGTAGATGGTTATCACGCTTATCAATTATTTCGAGATTTAGGATGGTGGAATAGTAGTGAAACCCATAATGCTAATGATATAGAAGGTAATGCTTCAGTATTTGCGTATAGTATTCATTCTAATGTTCCAGTAACTGGAGTACTTACTACATTTAGCGGAAGAAATAATGCGTATAATTGGCAAATATCTAAATCGTATAATGATAGAAGATTATATTTTAGATATCGCAATGGAGATACTAAAACTTGGTCAGATTGGCTACAGTTGGTTGATGAAAGTGATTTAAAGTGGAGTAGTATTTCTAATAAACCTACAGCTCTTAGTCAGTTCACTAATGATAGCGGTTATATAACTTCTACAGCAAGTATAACAGGTAACGCTGGTAGTGCAACTAAGTTGCAGACATCTCGTAAACTTTGGAATAATAATTTTAATGGTACGGGAGATATTGGTGGTACTATACTTCCATCTGCTACACATACGTATAATCTTGGTAGTACAACATATATGTTTGAGAGAACATATACTAGATATATAGAAACGGATAGTGGTTATGACCTTAGAGTTATTTGTGCAGGTAATGAGCTAATAAGATTAGGTTCTAGTGACAATGTAGTATATTTTAATAGTCAAGAATTAAGTATAAAGAATGATGTCAGTAGTGGTTGTTCTATGTCAATATCAGAGATTAGAGATAGCGAATTAAATTACGGTCAAATTAATGTTGTAGATACTAACGGCTCAAGACCTAAAGGTCGTCATTTAGTGTTACAATATGAACAAGGAAATGTAGGTATAGGAGTAAAATATCCTTCAGAGAAACTTGAAATTAATGGAAATGTGTTAGTTAATGTTTCTAATACTTCTAATGATAGAGGTCTTAAAATTAAAGCTAATAATAGAAATTTAATATTTGGTGTTGGAACTTCAGCTAAAATAGGAGTATATAGTTATAGTGATAGTAAATGGCTGTTTTATACTGATACTTCTACATTTTATACTAGTGGTGGCATTTTAGCTACAGGCGGTATTACTGCTTATTCATCTTCTGATATTAGATTAAAACAGAACTTATATAAACTAGACTATTTAAATATAATAAAAGATATGGGAGGTAGTTATGGTTTTACTTGGAGAAAAGATAATAAACATAGTATTGGTTGGATTGCTCAACACGTATTAAATAATCCTTATATGCGTGATATTGTAGAAACTGATAAAGATGGTTATTATAAAATTAATTATTGGTCTCCAAAACTTATAGCTACTGCTTTTGGTGCTATTGAACAAGTTGATGATGAAGTATCAAAATTAAAAGCTAGAGTAATATATCTTGAAAATGAAGTTGAGCGATTATCTAATGATAATAGAAAACTAGAAAGTAATAACAATCTTCTAGTAAGTAAAGTAAATAGCGATAAATAACATATTGTATAACAATTAAAATTAAAGATTATGGCAACGAATTTAAAGATTAATTCTAAGAGTGAGCAGACTACTGCTACTTACACAAAAGATGATTATCGTGTTGAGATTACTTATAATGTAAATCCAACAACTAATGTTATTAAAGATATTAATATGTCTATTTATGATAATATTAGCGGAAATTATATTGGTAATGTTAATGCTAATAATAATGGTAATGACTTACTGACTTATAACATTAGTGGAGTTCTTCAAAGTAAACTTACTGATGTAGTTAATCTTATTGAAGAAGTTAGTCTTGCTATTGCATCAACTGTTGCAAGTGAACAATAACTAGAAACGCAGGGTAGTTTAATAGACTATCCTGCTTAACTTTTTAATATTAATAATATGAAACGATTTATATTATGGCTAGCTAAAGTATTTAATGTAAGTACTGAAACAATAGTAACTAAAGAAGTTATTAAAGAAGTAGAGAAAGTTAAATATTTAACTACTGGTGAAATCAAAGGTGATGTTTCTATAGATGGTAATCTTCTTATTAATGGAAGTTTAACTGTTACTGGTGGAATAACTTGTTATAAGGAAGGAGGTAATTATGAGTTTAAGTAATGGAAAAATAACTGCTCCAGTTAGTATAGATGATGTTAAGAATTGCTTTGGACTTAGTAGTAATGATTTGGGTACTTTGATTAAGAATGCTAATATAAACGTTTGGGCTAAATATAAACCTACTGTATATCCCTCTCCATTTCCTGATGATTGGTATAGAGGAGGAGATGGAAATTATGGTTTAAACATTACAGTAGATAATAAAGTATCTACTGTGTCAAATCTTGTTGCACAATATAGTAAAACTAATAATGGATATAGTAATCTTTATAAACGTCCTACTGGTGGTAGTTCTGCTCCTTATAGAATGGGTGATTTTAGAGGTTATAATCATGTAGCTAATCCAGAACTTAGTGATTATCTTGCTGTTACTCAACTTACAAGAGAATCTGCACATCAATTAGCTGTAGCATATAATGTTATAACTACAGATGGTGACCAAGTATCTTATACTCAAATTAGTGCTTATAGTGGTTTTAGGTTTGGGTTTATCATTATGAATGGAAGTAATCTTGCTACTATATTAACAGCAGTAAATACCATAAATAATGGTGATTATAAAGTTACTCTTCCAGCTAATAGATTACAATTAGGAATATATCAAGTTTATCCTATGTTTTGTTCTGCTGATTATTCTAGTAGCGATACATTAAAACAGATGAATCTTTATGCTGTTCCTAATCTTACTGGAGGAAAAACTTTACAAATAATTAGTCAATCTAATGTTGTAATGAATTATTTTGAAAGTATAAATGCTAAACAAGTTGGTAGTAGAATTAGTGTTAAATTAAAAACAAAATCAAATGCTCCTGCTCTTACTGCTACAGTTTATTGTGTTTATTCTACTACAGACCCTTCTAAAGGTCAAAGTTTATCTACTGGAGAAAGTTATGAAAATCTAACTTTAGCTGCTGGTGGTGCAACAGCTTCTACATTTTTTAGTATAGATGCTAGTAAATCTTATCATATTTATGTATTGTGTCGACAACAATGGATAATTAAAGGTCTTATGCCACTTCAAGATATAATAGATTTTTAAATAATGTTGTTACTATTTATATGAATGAATAATTTTCTTATATTTGCATCGCAAATAAGTAATAAAATTAATAATAAAATTATGATTAAAGTAAAACAAATTAATGCTGTTAGTGCATATAATGTACTCAAGCAAATTAAGACTAAAGAACTTCCTGCTGAAGTAGCTATTGCTATTTGGAAGAATGTAAAGAATCTCAAAGGTATTGCAACTTCTTATGAAGAAGCTATTAAAGATTCTAAAGAGTCTCTTAAAGGAGATAACGATGAAGAAATGGGTAAGCTTCTTGAAGAACTTCAGAAGAAAGAAACTGATGAAGCTGCTGGTAAGTATACTTTTACTCGTACTGATACTGAGAATCGTATTAAGGTAACTGAGTATTATTCTAATGTTCAGTCTAAACTTACTAAGTTTATTAAAGAACTTGATAATAAAGAAGTAGAAGTAGATTATATTACTATCAAAGAAGATGATTTGATTAAAGCTCTGATTGGTACTGATTTTAATATTGGTGTACTTGAGCTTATTGATTTCTTGTTTGAAGATACTACTAAAGCAGATAATAAAGAAAATAAGTAAAACATTAGAGCCGCCCAGTAAAAGATGTTATTGGTAGAACTTTCACTAATCATACCTTTTACGGGGCGGCTTTCATATTAATAATTCAAATAATACTATTATGAGTTCACTTGCTCAACTTACTAGTGAAATTTTACATGGAGTAGGTCAACCTAATAATCATACTCTACGTGAAAGAGTTCGTAATGCTATAATTCATACTCGTAATGAACTTATACGTAGAAGTTATGAAAATCATTTTTATGTTGATAAAATTCATACTCAACGTTTTAAAGTTTCACTTATTACAGTTAATGATGGTGATGTAGAACTACCTGAAGATTATGAAGGAGTTCCACTTGATAAAATTAAAAGAACTCTAGATAAAGTTCCAAGACCTATTAGACTTACTAATAATCTTCCTTTTGATAGAGTTAGTTCTGTAGGATATAAAACTAATAGAGAGTTTCCTTATATTAAAGAAACTACTGCTAGATTTAAAGGAAGTGTTCCTGGACTTTGTGGTGCTATTAGTTATGACTATATTAATGAATATCTTTATCTATTTCCAGCTAGTAAAGATAGAATTGTTCCAGTAGATGCTATTGTTATAGAATCTGCTTTTGAACATCCTAATCAAATATTAGGTATTAATGGAGACCTTACTGTTGAGAATCGTCTTTATGACGACAACGAGTGGTTACTTAGTGAAGATATGATTGGACAAATTAAAGAAATAATATATAAAAGGGAACTATTAAATCAACATCAAGAAACAGATGAAGTTCCTAATAATATAAAATATAATTAATGTATGACTGCTGTAAGACTTAATCCAATAAATATGAGTAGATATCATCAAGATATGAAAGATGCTTTTACTCTTGAATTAGAAAGAGCTAGATTAACTTATGATGAACTAGCTGGTAACATAGTTGAAAAACGTTCTAAGATTGTTCCTTATGTTGATAATTTTGCTCTTCCTGTAATTGACTATCCAGAGTTTCAACAGAATAAGTATATAAATGGTCGTCTTGAAAATGCTGCAAAAGGTATATATGAAGATAAACGTAATGACCTTGAACATAAACATTTATGTTTTAGACTTGTTGCTTATGCTGTTGATTTACGAAAGATGAGTGAACTAGAACAAAAGATTAAACTTTATGAGAAATGTATTGCTCTAAATTATGCTGAGTATAGAAATATAGTTGGTATATTTTATAATAAAGTACACGATGCTCTTATTCTTAAAGCTCATGGTTATCGTCTCGAAGGTAAACTAGGTTATGTATGTATTAATAGAGTTCTTAATACTGGTTGCAAGATTTGTGATTTTGTTGCTACTGCTAAATACAAGAAAGAACTTGAAGCTAAAGGTATTAGAATTTGGAATAGAGAAGAAGCTGAATTTGCTAAAGCTAATGGCTTAGAATATGATGCAGTTGACCCTAGGATTTACAAAGCTGATGAAAGTTGGTATGAACTTGCTCTTTGTAATTGTACTATGACTAGAGCTTATGGATATAAGCTAAGTATGATAGATTATCGTTCTGTAAAAGTACGACAATATACTAATGAAGGTTTGATTGAACTTACTGGTGGCGATAAAGAAAAGATATGTCATTTACCTGTATCTTTAAAGATTAAACTAACTCTGTGTTTACAAGTAGATAAATTAATGTATAATAAATTTGTTAGAAATGAAGCTCAAACAAAATGTGGATATGAAGCGCATCGTTGGAAAAGTTGATAATGACTTTAACCTTAGTGAAAGTGATTGGATTCCTCGTGCTGCTGCTTGGATAATTGATGCTCTTAGTCAAATGAAATGTCTTCCTATGGCTAAGAAAAATAGAAGACTTCAAATAGTTAATCGTATAGGTATATGTCCTTGTCAGTTAAATATTACTGACATTAAAGTATTTGATGATTATGGTTGTGAAATAAAGCAACTTGAAACTAATAATAGTTGTTGTAATTCAGGATTTGGTTCTAAAAGTAATGTGGAACCTAGTCCTGAAATTGCTGTTATAGATGATACCAATAAAACTGGTCGTAATTTTATGAGGGTTGCAACTATTAGAAGAGCTGATGATACTCGTAACTTTGTAATAACTAATAATGGACATATTGAACTCAACTTTGATACTGATTGGATAAACGTTCAAAGTTTTGAACCTATGACATATCACGATGATTATTATGATTGTGAAGTTCCAATGGTTTATGATAACGGTATTCTATTAGAAGCTATAAGTTTTTATATTCTATATAAATATCTTAGTCGTGGTAGTCATCATCCAGTTTATGATTTAAAAAGTAGTAGTCCTGTTACTAATCCTTATATTCAATGGGAGAAATTAAAAAGTAAAGCTATTGCTTCTGTTCGTAATGATTTATATAATGCTGATGGTTGGAGAAACTTCTTCTACAACTCAACATTTGACCCAAGAAGATAGTGATTATGAATATAATTAAAGAACTTAATTTAAATAAGAATCCAAACGTTGTTCCTAATGGAAGTTTGGTATTTGCTAAGAACATTAAAGTTAGTCCTGATAATTCATATATTACAAATGAAGAAGGATTAACTTATGCTTTTAGTACTCCAGTTTCTGGTACTATAGTAGGTATAATTCCTTGTATGAAAGAAATTGTAATACTTAGTTATCTTGAAGCTGATACTGGTGAACATAGTTCTCACATTTATCGTTGTGTAGAAAATGAAGTTACTGGTCTTTTAGATTTGACAGAAGTATATAGTGCTTGGAGTTATAGTGGAGGAAAGATTGTAGGCACATATACTTATAATGTAAATAATGAACTTATTGTTGCTATTGGAGAATATGATGCTACTAAAATTGTTACTCACAATAGTAAAGACGATGATGGTGTTTATGAGGAAGTTGTAAAAAATAATATTCCTCTTAAAACTATTAATCTTTCTCGTTGTACAAAAGAAGATAATCCTGAATTATATTCTATTTGTGCTAATGTTCCAGTAGCTAATATTAGTCTTAAAGATAAAGTTCCTGGAATTAGTATGCCAAATGGTATTTATCAATTTTTCATTCGTTATGAAATAGATAGTAATTATTATACTAATTGGTTTCCTATTGGTAGTAGTTATCACGCTATAAATCTAGAAGATAAAGTAATTATAAATCACGTTTATGATATAAAGAGTAATACTAATCTTGCTACGACTCGTTGTGTAGGTTCATACAACAATGATAAGAAAGATTGTAATTATAATCTAAAGTTTAGTATTAACTTTGATGATAATTATAATTATAAAGCTTATCAAATAGGATATATACTTAAACACGAAAATACTGCTTTACCTCGTATTTGGAGAAAGTTTAGTTTTGATGTTCGTGAATTTATATTTGATGCTAGTAATTTTGAAGAAACTTCAATAGATGAATTGACTAGTAATAGTTTTAATTTATTTAATGTTGCTTCTCTTTGTAATTATGAGAATCGTCTTTATATTGCAAACTATGATGAAAGTAATTATAATGTAAATCTTAAAAACTATGCTGCAAAGATTAGAGCAAAGATGATTTACGAACCTTGTTCTAAATCAAATACAACAAATACTACAACTAAAGAATATGAAATATATACTTTTAGTTGGTCAACTAATGCTATATTTGCTGCTATTGTAGAAGCACAAAAACCTTCTGCTAATACTATTGTAGATATAGATGGAACTAAGATTACATATCATATTATTTTAAATGCTAGAGATTATAATGAACTTAAACGTTATCTTTGTTATGTAGCTAGTGATAATGAAAATGTTAGTGACTTTGATAATCTTGCTCTTGGTGGTTATGAAGGTAAGCATATATATCCTTGTTCTGGTATAGCATTTGGTATTAAAGATGATGGTACTTTTGATATTATAACTATTCCTGTAAATGGTAAGTCTAGTAGATTATATGGCGGTCTCGGAAAAGGCGGTGGTACTGACCATAAACATACAGGTTTAAAACTTAATACTGCTACTAGTGGTATATATAGTAAATTAGGTACTTGGATACATGCTGCTTCTTACAGACCAAATAGATTTAGAATGAGTAAAGCTAGTAATACTAGAGTATATACAACTACTGTATTAGTAGATGATGCTGTTAGAACTTTAATGCCTAATAGTGTATATAATTTCTTTATTCATTATGTTCGTAAAGATGGTACTTATACTAATGGTTATCAACTTAGTAATGATATTCTTCCTACTACAATTTTGAATACTGTTACTATGACTGGAAGTTCTACGATAGATGTTCAACTTAACAAGCTTACTTCTCTTAAAGAAAGAACTAGTAGTAGTACTTCTGGTAACGATAGAAACTTTACTAACTTACTTAGTATTGAAGCTCTCAAAGATAAATATGCTTATGAAGTTGTAAGTACTGCTCCTTCTCCTTCTAATGCAACTATTCGTAAAGCTGCTAGTTTTGGTTATTACAAAAACTATAATAATGACTTGTTATTTAAGACTGGTTCAAGTCATAGTTTTGATAGTACTAACGATAATACTTTATATAGAATTAAAGTAGGTTTTACTAATATTGAAATACCTGATGATTATATTGGTTTCTTCTTTAGTTACGAAAAACCAGAAGTAACTAATAGTTATCAAGCTTATTGTGCTAAGAATGGAGTAAATGCAAGTCTTTTTAAAGCTAGTGAAGTAGAAACTGGTAAAGTTAATTATAATGGTTCTATATATGTACCTGAATATAAAATAACAAGTAATGGATATGTACTTCCTAGTACTAATCCAGCTTATATTAATAATTCTAGTATAGTAGTTAGTAATGCTGTAGATAGTGATAGTCTTAGCAATACTATGAATACTGCTGGAATGGATGGTGGTATAGTTCTTAATTTAAAAGATAGTAAAGGTAAAATAACTCCTGATATTGGTGAAGTTGGAAACGTTATAATATTTAATCGTAATATATATTGTAAGAAAGATAAAGAACTTATTAGTTTTGGTCCTGTATGTTATAAACATGCTAATATTAAAACTTATAGTTATGCGGATAGTAACGATGTTGATAATTTTCCTAACAATTATGTTCACGATTATGATTTTAATTATCCTGCATTCTATGTAAATGATAAGACTTTAGTTTATCAACGTAGAGTATATATATCAGATACAGGTAAAATATATGATGTTCAAGATAATAATTCTATAAATAGAGATTGGACAAGTTCTACTACAGAATACGCTAAGATTGTAAATTATAGTAAGTTTAGTAGAGTTAATACTAATGCTATTTCTATAAAGAAGGAACCTAATTATTTGGTTGGTGTTTTAGGTGATGATGAAAGTGGTTCTGGTAGTCATCAACGTAGTGTTAACTTTATAGTTCAACCTTTAAATGCTACAGACCTTATAGAATTAAAAGATACGTATATAGAAAGTAATTATAAACTTTATACTAATTATAAAGATAATCTTAATTATGATTCTTATAAACGTGCTACTATTCGTCGTAGTGATGTAATTGGTGATGAAAGTCTTGCTAATGCTTGGAGACACTTCCGAGCAAACAGTTACAAAGTGCTTTCTAAGAACAAAGGCAACATTACAAATATCGTTGGCGTAGGCACTGCATTTTTCGTCCACACGGAGCATTCTTTGTTTTACCTTAATAGAGATAACCTCCTCAAGACATCGGGCGACACAGCGCAATTAAAAATGCCAGATTTGTTTGAAGTAGAACCTATTGAACTATTTACTAGTAATCACGGTTATGGTGGTCTGCAACATTCTCAAGCTTGGACTGTTAATAGTAACGGTTATTGGTTTGTAGATGCAGATAATAAACGAATATATAATTTTGATAATAATCATCTTACTGATTTAACTAGTGATATACTTAGTTGGATGAACAATGTTCAGATAGCTGATGCTCATATGGTTACAGACTTTGCTAATGCTCGTGTAATTATGTGCCTTGCTTATTATAGTGAAGATGTTGGAGATAGAGAACATAATCAACCTGGTTATATCACTTTATCTTTTAATATAATTAGTAAGAAGTTTATTAGTATTCACGATTATAAATTTAACATAGGTGTAAATACTAAAAATCATTGTTATTTTTATTATGCTGTAAAAACTAGTTCTTTTCTTTATTGTTTCCATAAAAATACTCCTTTAGGATTCTATGGTAAAACTGGAGATTATGCTGGACTTGATGACCACGCTTATGGTTTTCCAGCTATGAGTACAAATCTTACTATACAAAAGGAAGATGGTAGTGAAGAAACTAGAACTGTTCATCCTGCTATATTTGATGTTATTGTAAATGAGAATTATAATATTCCTAAATGCATTAATTCTATTAGTTATATACTTAATAAAGAGTATGCTTATTTTAGTAATCAAGTTACTAGAATGGCTGAACCGCTTATGGGTAACGGAACTTATGGAGATGTAGAACATTATAGTGGTGATAAGCTTCGTATTTATACTGATAGTAATGATACAGGTGACTTAGATATTTCAGGACATAAAATGATTAATGATGATACCGCAACTAGAGATAGAACTCCGGATTATAAAGTTCCTTATTATGATAAAGGTATTTGGAACTTTAATTATATAAGGAATTATATCAGTACTAAACTTACTAAAGAAGAGGTATGTAAACGTTATAACTTGGATATTAATAATCTTACTGCTGCACAAGAAGCTAAGATTCAAACAATGCTTGATAATCCAAGTGATGAACGTAATTTAGTTTATGGTCGTTATTTCGTTGTTAGATTTATCTTTAGAAATATAGATAATGTTCCTTTTAGATTTGAGGATTTAAATATTAATTATTCAAAGTATTAAATTATGACTGGAAAAATTAAAAGAAGAAGTCTTCGTTGTGGTGGTAGACCTAAAGCTGACTTCGGTAGTCTTTTTACTTCTGTTATAGCTCCTGCTCTTAACACAGCAGGTTCTATAGCAGATGAGTCTATTGATAAACATAAGACTGTTATTATTCCTAGTGACCCAACTAAAACTCCTACTATGCGATTAGGTGGTAGAAAGAAATGTTGGATTGGTGCAGCTATTGGTGCTGCTACTAGTATAGCAGGTTCTTTGTTTGGTAATGGTGCTAAGAAAAGAGAAATGCGTCGTCAAAAGAGTATTCAAGATTGGCAGACTACTACTCAAGAAGCTGCTAATATGAGTGCTGCTCTTAATAATAGTCAAGATTATCAAGAAGATTATCTTAGACAATTTAGAACTGCTGCTAGACTTGGTAAAACATTAGGAGCTAAAGGTATTTATATTACTGATGGTGGAGATGCTACTAAGATAGACAACAACACATACCTTTTACGGGGCGGCTCTCATGAAGATGTGAATGAGACTGGTCAAACAGGTATTGGTATTAATGTTGGTGGTAATGAAGTTGAAGCTGAAGGTGGTGAAGTTGCTCAGAAGAAGAATGGTGCTCTAAGAATATTTAGTGCTCAACCTATTCTTAATAATGGTATGAGTCCTGCTCAAGCTATTCTTAGAGGTTATAATAAAGATAAAGTATTTAGTCAACAACAAGCTTTTAAAAAAAGAAATGGTCTTAAAGATGATGGTAGTAAATATCAAAATGGTGGAGATATAGACCCTTATTCCAATTATTCTACTGTTTACAAAAATAAAACTTCTAGAGGAAAAAGATTATCTATAAATAAAGGTATAGTATATCTTAACGGAAAAAGAGCACCTAAGGGTTATAAATGGTTTGATAAAAGTAATCGGGCTACATATCGTGTAGGAAATGATGGTAGATTTTCTATTTATCAAATACATGGGCAAAAACCTTTAGAAAGAACAGATTTTAGTAATGATACTTATGTAGGTCAAGCTAATTCTAGATTAGAATTAGCTAAAGGTTCTCCCAATCATCCTTTATTTAAAGCTGATACTCAAGTTTGGAGGGATGTTTTAGCTAAAAACAATCTTGAGAAAAAACATATTATTCCTAATTATCTTCCTAATGTTAGACAAATAAAACTTAATACTAAAGAACTTCAAACAAATAGTAAAGGAAAGAAATTTTCTAGTTTTAAAGGTGTAGAAATTCCAGTAAATTTAGTAGATAGTATTTATAAGTGGACTAAAGAAGCTAACCAACCTTTAGTAAATGGTTTTGGTTTATTAGGTGAAACTAGTGCTGGTAATATTGCACCTATGAGTGTTGACCCAAACACAAGAGGTTATTCAAATAAAGTTATAAATAATAACGGAAGAAATGTTAGTTATATTCGTCCTACAGAACTAATTAATAATCATCAATTTTGGATAAGCCCTACAGCTTCTACTATAAATCATCTTATTAGAAACGGTAAAGTTGTAGATAATATGTTTGAACCTGGAGATAATAGAATAGAATATTTGCCTACTGATGCAAACTATATCGAAGGTGACGAAAAAACTTATAATGAAGTTAATGAAGCGCTTAAATATATAAAGAAAGATACTAGTAATCCGAATCCTTTCATTCACGCTTTAGATTATCTTAAAACAGGTAAATATCATATTGATAAAAATTATAACAATACAGTTAAAGAAAGAGGTAAAGATTTTATGAGTGATAAAAATGTTATGAATAGAATTAATTATCTTAGAAAACAGCATAGACTTGGTGGTGGTTTAACTTCTAAAGATAGAGGTTCTTCTAAACATCCATATCCTTCTGTATCATCTAAAGATTTTGCAGGTGGAGGTAGAAGTTATCCTATTCCAACTAAAGCTGATGCTGTTGATGCTTTAAGACTTGCTGGTCTTCACGGAAGAAGTGATGTTAGAAGTAAAGTTTATAGTAAATATCCTAGTCTTCGTCCTAAAGCTTTAGGTGGTATGTATGTTCCTTTTAATAAAAGATATACTTCTATATATGATGCTCCAGATTATGATTATGATTATGATGGTGGTAACGCTTTAGGCGATAATGAAGCTGTAGTTACAGCTAAGAGAATTAAACCTACTTTTATGAAACCAAATAATGATGCTATGAATCTTATTAAAGTTCCTAAAGAAGAAGAGGTTCCTTATATGCCACAAAGGCATAATCGTAGTCGTACTATATTTAGTGGTGGAGATTATTTAGGATTAGGTATTGATACTCTTGCTGCATTAAGTACAGGTCTTGTAAATTATAATACTGCTGGTAAGTATGTTCTTCCTGATAGAGCACCTATTATTCAAGCTAGTAAATTACCTACAACTTACAATGTAAATCCTGAAATAGAAGAGGTTAAACGTTATAGAGATAGACTTACTGGACAAACTTTTAATAATACGTCAAGTTCTGTAGCTGCTCTTAATAGAAGTAGTGCTATTAATCTTGACGCTCTTTCTAATCTTAGTAAACTTTGGGCTACTAAAGAGAATGAAGAGAACAAGATGCTTACAGAAGATGCTAAGAATCAACAAACTGTTGCAGCACAAAATGTACAGAATGAACTTGCTCGTCAAAGTGAAATTGCTAGAATTAAAAATGAAGCTATTCAAGCTAAGGGTGATGCTCTTAATGTTGGTCTTAGTGGATTGTCTCAAGCTTGGACTAATTTCTGGACTGCTGGTAGAACTGCTTATGAAGATGACCAAGCTAGACGTGCAATGGTTGCTTCTAGTAAAGATGCTACTCCTACTAGACTTATTGAAATGGGTTATGACTTATCTCCTGACCTTGTAGCTAGTCTTTATAGAACTGCTAAAGATGATAGAACTAAACGTTTCTATTTGTCTAGATTGTCTTCTGCTCAAAGACAAAGATACGGTATAAATTAATATTATATAAATACTTCTGATAGTGTTATTACTATCAGAAGTTTTATTATTTTTGTAATCAGTAATCAAATAATAATAATATGGCTTATAAAAACAATCAAAATGGTATTACTATTGGTGGATACGTTCCTCAACGTGTACCAGTTCGTGCAAATATTGAAGCTCTTAGCCAAGCATTGAACAAAATTGATGAACGTTCTGATAAAGCAATTCAACAAAAGTCTGCTATTACGAATGCTATTGGTCAATTAAAACTTAATGCGGCTGAAGATAAGTGGAAATACGATTATGCTAAACGTATTGAACAAAAGATTAATGATGCTGCTCAATATGGTGATTATAGTAGAGCATTAGATGTTGCTACTGAACTTGCTGGAAGTGCTACTTCTTCTCCTGAAGTTATTGGACGTATTAGAGCCAATGAAAATTATGAAAAGAAGAAAGGTGAAGTTGAGTCTCTTGCTAATAGTGGAGTTATTAGTGGTCTTACGAAAGAACGTTGGCTTGCTCAAAATAAATATTCCTATGAAGACATTCGTGATGCAAATGGTAATATAGTTGGAGGTACAGATTGGAAAGCTGGATGGGACCCAGTTAAGAAAGTTGATATGTCTAGACTTGTTACACTTGCTGGTCAACTTGCTGCTCCTGTAAAACGTGCTACTAGTAGTACTTCTCAACATAGTGTTTCTGATGAACAAGGTGTAGGTAATGGTGGTACTAGTACTCCTGAAGGTCTTCGTTCTGTAAAAACTGGTTATAGTACTTCTAGTGGTTCTAGTTTTCAAAGAGAAACTTTAACTAAGCAAAAGATTGATGAAGTTTATAATAAACTCTTTGCTCTTGACCCAGATAATATGAATGCTCTTATTCAACAATTTGATGATGTTCAATGGAAAGTTAATCAACTTAAAGATAAACTTAGTACTACAACTGACCCTGAAGAACGTAAAACTCTTCAAAATAGTATTGATGCGTTTGGTAATGATATTTACGATGCTAATGGACAACCTCTTAAAGTTAAAGAATATATGCTTAGTAAAATAGGTGTTATTACTAAAAATATGGCTTATGATAATACTAGTGTTAGTCATACTTCAGGTAGTTCTGAAACTAGAGGTTTAACCTATGGTACTAAATATGCTCTTAGTTCTGGTACAAATACTAGTAATATAACTGCTCCACTTCCTACATTAGGAGGAACTTATTATAGTAATCCTGGTGAGGTAAGTTGGAATGTTAAACGTGATGGTTCTTATTTCCAACAAACTAGTAGAAGTCTTTCTGAAAATGGTATTTTAAATTAGTAAACTATGCTTAGTAAAAAAATATACGATAAGTTTATAAGTGATGGAGATTTTGTTGGTGCAGCTAATTATTTATCTCGTGCTCACTTTAGTGACCCAGTTAAACAACAAATGGTTAATCAAACTATTAAAAGTCTTAGAACTGATGGTCGTAGAATACAAGGTATGATGTCTCATGCTGATGATACTCAAAAAGCTGCATATAGTTTTCTTAATGCTGTAAATAATAATAATGTTCTTCCAGGTCTTAATAATGGTATAGATTCTGAAGGTAATAGACGTAAAAGTACTAATGGGTTTAGTAAAGCTTATTCTGACGCTTTAAGAAATTTAGGTAGTACAAAAACTACTGATGCTGAAGGAATATCTATTAAATTTGGTGGTAAGACTGAAAAAAGAACTTTATTTGGTATTGATTGGTTAGCTAAAGATGTAGAATATAACGATGATGCTTTTAATGATATGTTGAAACGTACTCATCTTACTAAAGAAGCTTTAATAAAAGCTGGTGCTAAGATTAAAGTTCAAAATGGTCAATATATTCTTGATATTAGTAAACGTAGTTCCTTATTTAATAAGATATACGATGGTATTCGTAATATTAAAAACGATAAAGGTTTATATAGATTTCAAATAGCTGGAATTGACGCTAAAGGTAATATCATAAAAAATAATGAAAGTTATCGTCCAGCTTCTGCTATGGAAAGAGGTGAACTTAAACATCAAGGTATTGATGTTGCTACAAGAGTTGGAGCTTCTTCAAGTCCTATAGAAGAATCAGATGGATATTACTTTAATCCTAGCATTTCAATGATTAATAATTTTGAAGCTCCAGCTAAAACTATAGAAAGTGCCAATCAAACTATCCGCCCCGTAAAAGGTATGAGCGGTGATGGAAGTGGAGTATCTACTGTTAGTTCTATGATTCTTCCTTTTAATAGTGCTCGTAGAAAACAAATTAGTGATGCTCTTAATACTGGTAGACTTAATACTGAATTAGCTAATGCTTTAGTAAAAGAGAACGGTAATGCTATTCTTAATGGTCTTATGAATGCTGATTTTACTCAATATGAAATGTATGTTACTGATGAAGAAAATCCTGATGACCATACTACTGTTCGCCATTCAGTAGATACTAGTAACGAAAAAGCTAATATTCAAGATTTATTACGTGCTGCTATTGCTAGTGGAAAGTTTGACCCAGAAACTCAAGTTTCTCTTGGTATGCAAGGTAATCAAACTGGTTATGTTATTACTATTCCAACTAAGATGGATAAGAATACAGAAACAGGTAATAGAGTTGAAGATATTAAAGAGAATAGTCGTCAAATATTTATTCCTGATTTTATGAATGGTGAAGCTGAGAAACTATTCTCTCAAAATTCTCAGACTAGAGCTATGAAAGAACTTGCTAGTATGGAAATGTATAATTATCCTGTTGATATTCCTCAAGATGGTAGACTTAATGTTTATAATGACCCTTCTACTGGAAAGGCAGTTTATCAAATGGAATATAGTAGTGGTAGAGTACAACCTTTAACTAGAGATGATGCACTTCGTAAAGTTAATAAAATGCTTATAGTTGAAGACGGTATTGATTTAGCTAATAAACAATTTTATGATGAAGATGGTAATCTTCGTAAAGGTCTTAAAAATAAAGATGGTTCTTTAAATGCTCAATTTCAACAAGATTTAAGTAAACAAATAGATACTTATGTTACTAGTGCTATGAGTGAACTTTATCCACAAGCCTGGCAAAGCTTTGCTCCTATTGCTAATAATGTTATAAATGGAGATTTTTCATCTGAAGAATATAAGACTAAATTAGCTAAAGCTATGAATAGTTTTGTAGGTACAGATAATATTAATCTTATTAATAATCAAAGAGCTATTTATTCTAATTATATTCTTAGTAATATAGGAATGTATGATAATGATGCTTATAACATCGATTAATTATGAATACAGAAAATGTTTTTAATAATAGTGGAGTTATAGTTAGTAATCCTAATTATAATCCTAAAACAAAGAAGGGTCGTGCTCAACAACCCTTCTTTCGCACTTTAGATGTAAGCCAAGATATTACATCTGGTGCAGCTAACGAATTTGCTAAGAATGCAGATAATGCTTGGGTAATGGGTGATACTCATAATTATCAACGTTATGGTGTTACTCCTAATCCTATTACTAATCTTGATAAAGAGCGTGCTGAAAATCAGTCTAATTGGACTAAAGCTGGTAACTCTTTAGGTCAAACTCTTGTTAGTCAAGCTATTCTTGGCACAATCAAAGCTGTACCTGATTTGTTTGATGCTGTTGCAAATGGTTTCTTTACTAGTGACGGTGATTATCAAAATCCTATTAGTAATAAAATTAAAGAATGGCAAGATTATTTTGACCAAGAAGTTGCTCCAATATATAGTGACCCTGAACGTAATGATATTTATAGTGGTGGTCTTACAAATTTTGGTTGGTGGGCTAGTAATTTTCCTAGTGTAATGTCTAGTTTAACTTTACTTCTTCCTGCTACTGGTATTATGAAAGGTGCTGGTGCTATAGGTAAAGCTCTTAAACTTGGTGCACGTAGTCGTAGTGGTCTTAAAAGTTTATTCGGTATTAACAAAACTCTTGATAATATTGAACGTGGAGTAGAAGGTGCTCAACTTAGTGGTTTTCAATCTGCTGCTGCTAAAATTATAAATAGTACTAGAGAAGGCGGAAAACTTAATACTTTTGTTAATGTTGGAGGTAATGCTGTACTTCAACGTATGATGGAAAATTATCAAGAAGCACAAGGAGTTTATCAAGATGTTTATAAAGATGCTACAAATAAACTTAATGGTATGAATAATCAAGATTATCAAACTTTTGTAGATAAAAATAAAGAACTTCTTCAAGACGTTGATACTTCTGATAGAAATGCTGTTGCTAGAAAAATTTCTAAAGCTTCTGCTGATGAAGACTTTAAATATAACTTTGGAAACCTTACTTTTGATATTATTCAAATGTATGGACTTAGAGGTTTTTGGAAAGGTCTCAAAGATAGAGGTGGAGCTTATAGTCTTAATCAAACTCTTCGTAATAATAAACTTGCTATAGGTAAAACTGAAGAAGAAATTAAAGCTGCTGCTGATAAAGTTTCTGCTTGGACTAAAGCTCGTAATAAAGTTTGGGATAGACTTAAAAATGAAAAGCTTATTATAACTGGAGAACTTAGTGAAGGTCTTGAAGAAGGAGTAAACTATATTGCTCAAATGGAAGGTACTAATCTTGGTAAAGTACTTCTCGATGAAGCTGATGCTGACAAATCTCCTTGGGATGATAGAATGAAAAAGTATCTTCGTAGTGGAGGTCTTGCTGATTCTGCTTTTTGGGGAGTAATGGGTGGTGTTGTATTTCATCATTTAGGTTCTACTTTTGGTAAAATTCAAGCTACTATAGATGAAAAGAATAAGACTAAAAAAGATGATAAAACTGGCGAAAGTGCTCCTAGTTCTTTTGGTCTTAGTGAAACTGGAGAAATTAAAGCTCGTAGAGATAATATGCAATCTTGGTTGAATACCTTTAATACATTCTTTGATAGAGCTGCTAAGATTAAAGAAGGTGTTAATCCTTTTGCTGGTCTTAATGAGAAAGCTGACATTAAAGGTAATACTACTGCTCAAGAGATTGCTAAGTCTAGAGCACAAGATGAACTTATTACTGATTTAACATTAAATGCAGCTCATCATGGTAATGCTGGGTATCTTCGTGAGTTTATGAAATCTGATGAAGTGCGCGATGCTTTAGTAAATAAAGGTATTGCTACTAAAGAAGATGCTGTTCAAACTCAACAAGAGATACTTAATAAAATGGATGAAGTTACTCAACAATATAATAACGAACTTACTAGGGTTATAAATATTGCTGATAACTATGCTGCTCATCGTAAAGATGACCAAGTTATTCCTATTGAATATCTTCAAATGATTGCTACAAATAATGTCAAGTATGGTCAAGATATTGCTCGTCAAGAAGATAAACTTAATTTAACTCAATCTAATATTAATGCTGCTCTTCAAGTTAAAGAAATAGCTGATAAACTTGGTGATACTTCTATTGACGATTTACAAAGAGTTGCAGCTCAAACAATTCTTGCTAATAATCTTGCTGAACTTTATGCTCAACGTAGAGAAGTTGAAGAATCTGCTAAGACTGATATTAGTCAAGCTGTTGCTCTTGATAATATTAATAAAAATATAGCTGCTGTTCAAGCACAACTTACTCCTGATTATCTTCGTGAAGCTATTCGTACTGGAATTACAGCTTTTCATGATGAAAATGGTGTTCTTAAATTTAAACCTAATGAAGGTGCTAGTAAAGAACTTAAAGATATTATGTCTTTAAATCTCAATGATGCCGAAGGTAATGAAGATGCTACTAAGCGTGCTGATTATTTTAAAAGACTTGATGAGTATGCTACTAAGCATAATATTGTTGGTGAACTTAGTAAATATTCTGATGAGCTAAGTATTGCTGAGCAAAATAAAACTTTTGAAGATAATCGTAGAAAAGCTAATCAAGTTCTTACTGCTGCTGATGAATTTGGTATTCCTGGTGTTGTTGGTAAAAACTTTACTGATTTGCTTGTTGATAAAGCTATTGCTGAAGTTAATAGAGATTATCTTAGAAGTAAGCAAGTTAAGAATAGAGAAGATATTGCTAGTGAACTTAGTTTCTTAAATCAAACTCTTGATGATGCTAGAGTTAAAGTTGTAAATAAAAGTTTCGATACTGTTAAAGATATAGCTAAACGTAATAAAGATAATCGTGATGCTATTATTAATGCAGTCGGTGCTTATTACAATCAAGACTTTGAAAATTATGACAATTTCGTATCTGTTCTTGATGATAAAGATAAAGCAAATTTAAAAGAATCTTTAGATGCTCTTCATCTTAGTGGTAATCTTAATTACCGTTTTGGTGAGCAAATACAAGAAATGCTTGCTAAAGATGATTTATTTGAAGATACTAAACCTGCTGCTACTCAAGCTCAAGAAGAAGAAGCTGAACAACTTAATTCTACAACTCCTACTTCTACTGAAACGTCGCCAGCATTAGAACCCCTAAATTCTTCGCTCTCAGCCCCTCAAATTGGGCAGACGAATAATTCATCAGGTTCATCAGTTGAAAGCGTCACAGCGCAAGGAAATACACAATTATCGAATGTTGGTACACAACCATCTGTTGTGAAACCAAGTAAAATCGGAAAATTAAACTTTACAAATAATAAGTTTGTAGCTAGTACTGGTAATGAGACTGCTTCTGACGATTATCAACTTGTTCCAACTCAGAATAACGATGAGTATGAAGTTCATCCTACAAGTAATGATAACATTGCAAGTCTTACGACTAATGAAGATTTGTTTGCTAATGCTAATATTGCTACTCAAGATAACATAGGTATAACTTCTTATCCTATTGTTAGACTTACTGGTAATGATTTTGAAGTTGTTAGTCAAGGTAAATTAGGAATTGAAAATACAAAAGAAGAAGAAACTTTACCACAAACATCTTCTACAGGGGGTCTAGAACAAACAAAATCACTAGAATCTCCAGTATCAACTGAAGGTACTAATAATGATGAAGATATTACTCCTGAAGTAGAAGAACCTAAAGTTCCTGATTTTATGGGTAATGCTTCTGATACTAAAATTATTAGAGATGTTATTACTGAATTAAAAACTACTCCTGATTTAGATTTAGATGTCAAAGCTAAGAGTATTCTTGATGACTATGTAGCTAAAGGATATAGTGAAACTGAAACTAAAAAACAAATAGATAGTGCTTTCAGACGTATTCGTAAGAGACAAGAAAAACTTATGAATAAAGAAAGTACTGTTGCTTCTGTTTATTTTAGTAGTTTTGACCAAGAAGAACATAATGCCAGGTCTAAAAATGGTAAAGCTGTAGTATTTGATGATTCTTATAAAAAAGCTGTTAGTGACCTTCTTGATGTATATGCTAAAGATGCCGAACTTCCACAAATCAATGGTAAGTATTATGGTAATCTTATGAACCTTATGGATTATATTAAGTCTGCTTATGATGATTATTCTATGGCTGACTTTATGTTTAATAGTTTGTCTGCTTATCTTAATACTCCTGAAGGTCAAGCTAAATTTAATATTACTGATGCCAATGATGTTAGTAATCCTGTTGCTTTCTTAAATAACTTTCATAAATCTCAAGCTGAAAGAGATGCTACTCTTCCTAATGGAACTGTTCATCAAGTTAATATGAATCTTTCAGATTTTGGTACTAATGAAGCTATGAAAGAAAGTTATGCTGAACAAGTCAAACTTAAAAATGGCGATAAACTTACTATCGAAAGAGTTACTACAGCTAAAGGTACTAGTCGTTTAGGTATTAAATCTAATGGTAAACTTGTTGGTAGTATATCAATTCCTTCTATTGGAGATAGAGGTGAATATATTCAAAAGAATGATGGACTTATTTATCATGTAGATAAAGCTGATGGTTCTAAGGATGGAGCACTTAAACAAGTTCTTAAAGATATAGCTAGAAGTAAAACTCCTGAGCACGAAAAACTTAATGAAATTATTCATAAAGCTGCTTTTGATAAGTTTAACGCTGAACAGTTAGTTAATGAATTTAAGAGTAATCCTATTGTTCAAGATATGATTAAGAATAATATGATTAATTCTGATGAAAATGGTCCTGAATATGAAGTTGCTCTTAACGGTCTTGCTAAACTTTGGAGATATAACTATAAAGTTCTTACCGAAGGAAAAGTTAATAAGTTTACTGGTGCAGTAGTTGCTAATTCTATTGATAAATGGTTTGATACTCTTCGTGAAAGTTATAATGAAACTAGTAAATTAGATAACAATCCAAACATTGATATTGTAGCTAGCGATGTATTTGAAGGTGAGCTTATTCGTAGTAATGATGGTACTTTCAAAAGTGATGCTGAAACTTCTCAACCTATTCAATTAGCTATTGCTAAAGATACTAAGTTTGAAATTGCTGCTAAATCTACTAGTGGTGAATTTATTAACGGTATTGGAAGTAATAAGTTTCTTGTTAATGTTGGTCGAACTTATGTAACTGTTCCTCGTAGTAACGGTACTGTAGATATTGTAAATGCTTATCCTGTGAGTTGGACAGGTGCTACATACTATACAAAAGATGACAAACAACGATATGTTGAGACAGGTAAAGACTTTAAGCAATTTCAAAATGCTATAGTTACTCAAATTAAAGATAGACTTGCTTCTCTTAATGATGGTGATTTTACTGAGAATAGAGATAACTTTATTGATTTTATTGATAATCTTCTTAATATTAATAAAAATCCTATTTTCCTTAGTAAAGAATTATCTGTATTTAGAACTGCAAATATTCTTGGAATTAACTTTGGTAATAAGAATAATCAACTTCTTTTCTATAGAGATAAGAATGGTGATGGTATAGGTCAAATAATTAATAAAGTTGATGGTAAACCTAATTATATTTCTTACAATAGTGATTTATCTGCTATAACTGATAGACTTATTAAAGGAATAAAAAGTCTCAATTTCAATATTAATTTTGCTGTTTTAAAGTCTGATAATAATCATAATATTACTCTTCAAGGTATTACTAGTAGAACTACTGATGGTAAGTTTCAAATTACTATTCCTGAATATAAAGGAAAAAATGGTGTAAATCTTACTTATGATAGTTTTAAAGATTTTATTCAACAAAATAATCTTCTTAGAGTTAATATGGCTCAAGAAAATGGTAGTAATATTAGAAGAACTGCTATTAATAAACAAGGAGCTAACGCTAGATTTAGTTTTCAAGTAACAAGTAAACAGGAAAGCCGCCCCGTAAAGGATGTTGATGATACAAATACTTATACTTCTAAAGCTGATGAAATTAAATCCATTGTAACATCTGATTCTACAGATAAAGGTTTTGAAGTTGCTAGTGCTCTTTTATTAGATGATACATCTAAAGAGAAACTAAATAGTATTAAAAGTGATAGTTCTTTACGTAAACTTTTAGCTAAAGATATTATCTTTGACGAGGAATTTATGAGTAAACATCACGCACAAGCTAATGCTGTTTGGAGTAAAACTAAAGGCGGTAAAATTGTTATTGGTCAGATATTCTTAGATATGATTAATAGTAAGAAACCTGGTGAAAAAGGTAGAGCTATTAGAACTTTGATGCACGAAAATCTTCATGGTTATATTGAAGATATGGCTAATGATAAACGTCATCCTAATGCAGTTGCTAATCTTAGAAATAGAATGCAAGATATTTATGATGATTTTGCTACTGCTATTAATCAAGATATTACTGATTTAAAAGCAGGAAATATTGATGAGATTAAACAACGTAGGCATATTCAAGATAAAGCTACTCTTGAAAAGATTAGTGAGTGGCTTAATAATGTTAATACTTTTACTGCTGAAAGTTATGCTACTCGTGAGAATCCTCAAGATGCTCTAGAAGAGTTTATTGTTGAATCTCTTACCAATGTTGATTTAATGAATTATCTTAATCAAGTTGACGCTGATGGTGGAGTAATTAAAGGTAATACTATTTGGCAGAAAATACTCAAGTTTATTGGTGATTTGTTTGGTATTAATATTCGTCCTAATAGTCTTCGTGCTAAACAAATGGAAGCTCTTGGTGAAATATTTAAGAATAATCAAGAAGCTGAAGTTAAAGCTGAAGAAAAAGAAGAAGTTACTCAACCAACAACATCTTCTACGGGGCGTATAGAAGAAGTTGAAACAGAAACAGTTGCTGATAATACTAATAGTATTATAGATAGTGATGATGTTGGAAGTGCTAATGAAACGTTTGATATTAAGGATGAAGATGTTGATGCTGATGATGAATATGATGCTGATGAAAGTACTAGTAAAGAAGTAGCTTTCAATTCATTCAATTCAGCAATCGAATCTCTCCCGATGTCGGAACGTGCCAAATTTGCCTCTCTCGTTAGCTCTGCTGCAATTTCGATGTCTTGCAAATAGATTATTCATAGAATATATTTCAAGGTTCTAGAGGAGAATTTAAAATCCTCTAGAACTTTACTTTTAAATAACTAATTTAATTAATAAAGTTATGGCTTGTAATTTTAAAACAACAAGTGCTGGCACAAGCATTAAACGTAAGGTTGGAGCAAATAATGCTCGTTTTGTAGCGTTAGTTAGTCTTATTAGTAATCCTGAAACTGGAGGTTTTACTGATGAGTTTGTTGAGTATTATCAGAAAGTAAATCATACTGATAATATTCCTAGTGTTGATAATTCTGAAAGAGGAGTTATCGCTAATACTGCTATCCGTTATTATAATAGTATTCACTTTGATGTTAATGCTCAAAGTACAGGTACTTATTATGCTAAAGATGTAGATGCTTTTGGATATAGTGATAGTCATGCAAAGGTATACGCTATTACTAGAGCAATTCCTAATATTATGCGTAGTATGTACGTTAGTGATATTAGAAGTGGAGAAATTGTTGATAAGGATACTATTCTTGGTGATTTAATTAAACGTACAAAAGTTAGAATAACTAAGGATGTTGCTGCTAATTATCTCAAAGCTATTGGCAAACCTGCAACTAATGCTGAAGTTAATAAAATAGCTGATGCTCTTCTTAATAATAATGAAACTTATTATAAGAAAGATGAACTTATGCTTGCTATAACTAAAGCTTTTGATAAGAATGGTGATGTTCAAGTTCAGAATACTTTTGCTGTTTATAAAGATATATTTAAAGATACTACTGGTAAAGATTTCTTTAATAGAGTTATTATTGCTGACCCTATTATTGGTAATCTAAAATATAGTGATGAAACTGAATCTAGTCTTGCTGAAGATTATGCTGAAGATTTTGATTCAGTAGATGATTCTTCTTATAATAATAATGAAGATGAAGATGTACTTACTGTAGGCGATAGACAAGATAATACTTGGAATGACCATAGTGGTCTTGGTTCTAGTTATATGAAAGGTTTTGACCTTGATATTCGTCTTAATCTTTCTATGATACCTAAACTTACTAGTAATACTGTTGGTACTAAGACTTTAAAGTCTGGTAAAGTAAAGGATGTTTATGATTATGATAAAAACAATCCTACTGGTAACGTAGATTATATTGACGTAAAAGATATTATTAGTACTCTTAGTGCTAAGAAAGATGTTTCTAATCTTAATACTTTTATTGATAGTGTAAAAGAAGCTAGTAATATTCCTGGTATGGAAGGTCTTATTAAACTTTATAAAGACCTTACTTCTGATTTAGATTATGCTGCTCGTCTTTATACTCAATTCAAAACTGTAATTAATAAATATGAAACTCGTATTGCTGACGAGAATACAACTATGAATAAGAGTAATAAGAATAGTAATGCTCAGCAAGTTCATGCTCTTAGTTTCCTTAATGATGCTAAGTTTACTCATATAAATATTGATTCTGATGTTACTAATAAACTTGTTAATGAAGTAGATGAAACTATTGTAGAATATACTCAAGCCCTTGCTGCTGGTGATGAGTTTGCTTTAGACCAAGCTAAACTTTATAATACTATTGTTGATAGAATTGCTTCTCGTATTAAAGATTATTATCCTAGTGCAGATAAAGCTTCTATTGATAATTATGTTCGTCTTGCTAATAATGGTGAAGTTACTACCAATATGCGTTATCTTACTGATAGTCTTAGAAAGATAGCTAAAGCTTCTGATGCTACTACTTCTCAGTATACCGAAAATCGTGATATTATTAGTGGTATTAACAAAGAAATTAGGAAGCTTCAAACTAAGATTGACGCTCTCAATGAAGCTGGAGAGCATAAAGGTATAGATAAAATTAATGAAGAAATAGATAAACTTGTTAAGCAAAGAGATAATATTCGATTTAGTGATTATCGTTCTCAAGATAGTATTACTCAAAGTATTGCTTTAGCTGATAAACTTTATCCTTATTCTTCTGTTAAAGTTGAACTTAATTCTCGTAATGGTTTAGGTAATCTTCAATCTGATATTATCAACAGTTCTATGATTACTTATCTTCTTAAAGTACTCAATAGTACTAAGACTACTACTGACGAATTAGGCAATACTGCTCCTGAGTCTCTTGTTAACTTTGCTAAGTTTAAGTTTAAGAATAATCAATATAATCTTAGCAATATTCTTATTGAGACTAGAGAAAATGGTAAGATTGTAAATTATGGTCTCTTTTATTATGATGCTGACAAACAGAAATATGGTGTTACTAATTATGCTTCTGGTTTACTTAATGTTGCATTATTTAATGGAGCTGTAAAAACTGATGAAGGCACAGGTATTACTTATGCTCAGATGAGTAAAGGTGATTACGTTTATACTGCTTTTGCTAATTATTTTAATAGCGATAAAAATATTGATGCAGATAGAGTAACTAATAGTATTCCTCTTGCTAATTACTTTATGAGAACTCCTTCTGATGCTCCTAAAACATTTGTAGTTCGTGCTCCACGTTATCATATAACTAAGAGTAACCCGATTAGAACTGTAACAAATGTTGCTGAAGTAGATAATTACATTAAAAATTATGTAGCAGAACATATTTCTAGTATATCTGAAAGTGCATTTAATCAAGCTAATCCTAGAGCTAGATTTATTCAACTTGAAGATAATCGTAGTGACCGTGCTCAAATTACTAGAGATTTAACTGATAATAATATTACTCGTTCTGTATATGAGAACGAGATTATTCGTAATGATGGTAAAACTGCAACTATTGGTTATCAATTTGCTGATGAAGAAGGTAATGTAAATAAATATATTATTACTGGTTCTATTCGCCCTGTAAAAGGCATGAATAAGTTTGTTATTGAGAATGGTAAAGCTACTATTCTTGATAATAATGAAATGAGAGATAATCTTCGTCCTATGATATATGACAAGTATCGTAAACAAGCTTATCGTAATGGTAGAATTGGTGATGTTCAAGTTAATTATCAAGTTAATAGAGAACATCCTATTTATAAGCAATTCAGAAAGATATTCAATCAAGAGTTGACTAATATGGCTGAAGCTATTAATATGATATTCTTGACTGGTGATGATGGTGTTATTCAGCGTGAAGCTGATGGTAAACCTAAATTTAATCCTAATAATGCTTTTGGATTAGATAAAGAATCTGCTCGTAGACTTTATGCTAATTATCAAACTAAGAAAGATAAATATCTTGATTCTAATTACGGTTTAGTTGGAAATATGTTCCATAGTGATAAGTTTACCATTACTAATTATAAAACAGGTAAAGTTCGTAATTATGGTCAGGAACTTCTTGATGATTATTTTGATAGTCTGTATAATAGTAGTAAAGGTGGCTTTATTCATTTTGGTTATGAGAATGGTAAGATTAAACTTAATCATACTAAAGACCAAGCCGAAGCTATTGATAACAAAATAGCAGAATTTATTAGTGATTATATTGATAGTTCTGCTAAACGTATGGATGAGTTTAAAAATCTTGATGTAGCTGGACTTATTAATGATGATAATGTTGCTGACTTTGCTCTTAATTATCGTCTTGCTTATAATTATTTTGATGATTTATTTGAAGGTGATGATAAGTTTTATAAGTCTTCTCAAGACTTCTTGAAACGTGCTAAGGAAGGTCAAGCTAGTGGTACTCCTTATAGTACTTTCAATATTTATCAAGATGAGAATATGATGTTGACAGACTTAAAGAAGATGAGCTATCTTAATAGTCAAGATATTCAAGATAAACTTAATAGTCTTGGTCTTCATGTTACTCAACGTCCTGGTTTTGTTGGTATTACTATTAAGAACACTGTAAGAACTTCTCACGAAGCTTCTCAAAATGGTCCTGTTGTTCACGAACTTGCTCGTGTTTATATGAAGCACGACCCTGAACTTACAGAAGCTGAAGCTATTGCTAAAGCAAATAAACATATGGAAGGTTATCAAAATACTACTGTAAATGATGCTCAATCTTATATTACTTTTGAAGAATGGATTCGTCGTGTTGCAGGTAGAGGACAACTTAATAAATATATGCCTCTTATTGAACGTATTATGGATAGAAGTAAACCTCTTAGAGTAGATGATATTAAAACTTTTGTTCAAGTACAAAAGAACTTCTATTATGATATGACTTATAACGATAAGATTAATACTTATGCTCCTCGTCAAATTAAGAATGCAGAACTTGTTCTTGTACCTAGATTTATTGAAGGTACTGACCTTGAGAAAGTATATAATCTTATGAAAGATAATGGTATTGACCAACTTAATACAGAAGAGACTTCTAAAGCTGGTAAAGCTGGTGTTCTTACTTTATTTGATGAAGAAACTGGTGAAGTTACTGATGCTCACATTCAAGATTTTAATAATCATGTAGAAGATTATAAAGAGACTTATTCTTATAATTTCCTTTATACTCAACAAGAAACTCCTCAACACATGAATGCAGAGAATAAAGCTGCTATTCAGATTATGAAGAAGATTGTTGATAATATTCCTGATACTGGAACTATTGGAGAAGTTAAGAAAGAGTTTTTTAGACTTTATGTTGCTAATATTAAAGATAGTTTCAATAGTCTTGTTAAGGAACTTAATATTCCTACAAATGAAGATGGTTCTATTAAACTCGATGCTAACGGAAACATTGAAGGACTTGATATGAAATTATTCTTCAATAAGCTTCGTAAAGAATGTCTTCGTCAAGGTCTTGATAGTAATATTCTAGAGTTCTTTACTCTTAATGAAGATAGTCCTTATACTGAACTTGGAAGAGCTAATACTGTTATGCCTACATATATGACTAATATGATGAGTAAAGCTCAGAATGTTTGTCAGTCTATGTTTAATAATGCTATTACTCGTCAGAAGTTGCCTGGTTTTCATGCTGCTCAGATTACTAATGTAGGTTTTAAAGCTACTAAAGGTTTATCTTTAGATTTGCAAATTGATTCTTGGCAAAAAATTCCTAATGGAATAATAGATTCTGTTTCTAAAGGTAGTTATATTTGTAATTATACTGCACAAAAAGCTATTCAATATTTAAGAAATAATGGTATTAGAGAAGATGCTTCTATGATTGCTACAATACATGGTGCTAAATCTCCTATATCAGATAAAGAAATACTTCATTATGCTGCTAGTTTAAAAATTAATGGAAAATTTTATTTATATGACCAGCCACAAAGAGAATTTATTAAAGTTACTGGTAATACAAATAAAGATGGTTTTCCTGAAGCTAAAATAGGAACTTATAAACCAAGACTAATAGAAGTTACAGAAGAAAACTTAAAGAAATATTATGGTATTAAAACTGATGGTAAATTAGAATGGACTTACGATAATATAACAGATGATACGTTAAAAAATCAATATATAAAAATTAATGGTATTGTAAAAGCTAGTACAATAGATAAAACTCTTCGTTATCATCCTAAAACTAAAGAACATCCAGAAGGTGAACGTTATATTGAAATAATGCTTCCTGCTAGTAACTTTGGTTTTGCTAAGAACGCCGATGGTACTTATAAGAAGAGTAAAGAAGAACTTCTTAAAGAACTTCAAGATGCAGGTCTTGATACTCTTATTGGTTATCGTATTCCAACTGAAGGTAAACAGTCTGTTTGCGTAATGAAAGTAGTTGGTTTCCTTGATGATGCTCAAGGTTCTACTATTGTTGTTCCTGATGATTGGGTTGCTCAAACTGGTTCTGACTTTGATATTGATTCTGTATATGGTATTCAACACAATACGTATATAGATAAAGATGGTGATATTCAAAAAGTTGCTTATAAAGAATCATTTGGTAAATTATATGACGATTATGTAAAAGAACAACTTAACGATGATGCTAAAGCTAAACTAGAAGAAGCTGTTAAAAATGGAGTTAACGAATCTACTGCTTTAGCTAATGCTGCACAAGAACATGAACTTCTTAGTCGTGAAGAATTTAGTAAAGCTAATAGTATTGAAGAAAAGAATAGTCGTCAAGCTCGTAACAATCGTATACTTGATGATATGCTTCGTATTCTTCAATCCGATGAAGCTTTTGAAGAAAATACTGGTCAATCTCAATTTGAAGATATTATTACTGCACGCGATAGTATTATGAATGATGTTGTTAAGAGTGTTCGTAATGGTCGTAGTTGTTATGATTTTATTGACCAAGCTGAATATCAAGAAGATGTTATGAGTGGTGCTAAGCTTAAAGCGTTTAGTGTTACTCGTGATACTTTTGTGTCTATTTGCAACAAAGTTCAACCAACTATTGATAAAAATTATGCTATTAGTGCTAGATACAAAGCTACTCCAAAACAAGCTGAGGTTTTAGCTAAACGTTTTGGAGAAGACAATGTTACTTATAAAGATGGTTATATTACAATTAGTCATACTATGATTGGTTGGTCACATGACAATCATAATGTAGATGATACTATTCTTACTGCATATAGTTCTGAGACTACAGCTCATATTCTTGATGCTGTAAAGAAAGGTGCTGTACCTAATGTAAATGAATTTACTTTTGCAGTATATAAAACTTTCCCTGATGTAGGTAGTAATTATAAAACTGGTGTTGCGTTTATGATGCACCCTGCTGTAACTCGTATAGTTAATGCTTATAATAAAGGTAAATCTATTTATAGTGAAGATTCTGCTCAACCTATAGTTGATGCTCTTAAAGAAGTAGCTGAAGAACTCGGTGTTGATACTAGTTCTTTATATTCAGGTAAAATGGTAGTTGAAGCTATTAATGATAAACTTGGTACAGACTACAGTTTCATTAAAAATAACAATATTGTTCTTGATGAAGAACAACTGGCTAATGATGTAAAGAATGCAAACAATGTTTCTCTTGCTCGTGAAGTAGAGATTCTTATAGCTTATAATGATATTAATCGTTTAGCTGATGTAATTCAGAAAATTGTAAGAGTTTGTAACCCTGATAAGTTTGGAGCTAAACAAACTATATTTGCTACTAATGAAGTATTTGAAACTATTAAAGATATAAATAATAGCAAACAAGCTAAAGTACTTAGTAAAGATGGTATTTCTTTCCTTGAAAGTATTTATCCTGGACTTATTAAAGATGGTGTTATAGATAAAGATAATTATGTAAAAGATACTCATGAATCTGCTTATCCTTCTCTTAATGCTTTCTTAAAGTATGCTTCAGTTACTAGTACTGTAGTTAATAGTATGCTTTTTGAAACTCAAAATTCTGCTTTTGTAACTACTATTAAAGCTCTTAGTAAAATGCTTCCTACTCCTCGTAGACTTACTGAGAAAGAATATAATGATTATGAAAAGTATGTTATTGGTGCTGCTTATAATAATGCTGATGGAATTAGATTAGGTTATACTATCAGATCTTCTACGGGGCGTCTTGAGTCAACTAAAACTAGTGATTTACAAGAGCGTCTTCGTATTTATGGATTTAGTGGTAGCCCAGTATTTCATTTTGATGTTGTAGATATTACTGAACCAACTCAAGATGAAATTGATGCTTGGTCTAAACTTACTCCTGCTCAAAAGGTTGCTTGGTTACAAAGTAAAGCAGAAGATGCTGGTATATTTGGTAAACTTAAAGTTGACCTTCAAGATAATTATCGTGTTGGTAATAAAGAATGTGCTGCTCAATCTATTCGTTTCAATGATGACAATGTAGATACTGAAACTGCTTACAATCTTTTTGAAACTGCTACTAAAAGTAAGAATCCTCTTGTTAAACTTGCAGCTATAGACCTTATCAAATATGCGTTTGTAGTTGAAGGTTTCAAGATGCGTCGTAATGGTGTTAATAAGATTATTAAGAATAGTACTCTTCGTGATGATACTTTGTTTGCTAATCAAGATGGAGAACCTACTAGTCTTCTTAGTCAAATTGATGCTAATTTTAAGCATATTACTTATGACGATTATCGTGATGATTATTTAAGAAGTCATTCTGATAACGGTATGGTTCCAAAGAGAACTGTAAAGAAGAAAAGAGTAGGTAAAATCTGGGTTAATGAACTTAGTACTCCTAATGGAGTTATAACTCTTAATGTTCCTTCTCGTAGAAATGATATTACAGAATCAGATATTAATGATGAATTTGCTGCTACTAGAACTATTGCAGAAGAGACGGAAATCCGCCCCGTAGAAGATGTAGTAGATAATAAACCTCAAGTTGCTCAAGATAAAACTGTTGCTCCAGATGATACTAAACTTGCTGTTAAATATGGCATTTATAATGTTTGGACTGATAGAGTTAATCCTTATGTAAAACTTACTTTTAAGAATCGTGGTGTTAATACTACGAATCTTTATAAGACTGTTCGTCATGGTGATATAATATTTGCTTATCCTGTTAGTATGCTTGAAGAAAACGAACATGGTATTGTTTCTGTTAATCAAGCTAATAATACTCTTTATAGTGAGATGTATTATAGAACTATTATTGATAATAAACTTCAAGGTAATCAACTTACTAAAGAAGAAGCAGATGAACTTCGTAAAGAATACGCTAATGAAAGAGCTATTTCTTCTAAAGGTAGAGTTAATACTGGTTTTGATATCAATAAAGATAGAACTGTTGGCGATATAGGTGGTGCTCGTGATGCTTATAGTAAAATTATTAATCTTATTAAGAATGACGCTAAAGGTGTTCAAATTATAAACAATAGTTATCTTTATAATCGTGTCAGTAAAGGATTTGGTAATTTCCAAACTATTCATGATATAATTGATGGTAATGAAGTTACTAAGAAAATTGCTCTTGCTAAAGAAACAAAAGTAATATTTAATTCTGAAGGTAAAGTAATTCCTTATCCAGTTAAAGTTGTTCAGATTATTCCTTCTACTAACGATAAAGAAAGTACATCTGTTGAATATAATTTTGATATGTTTACTGATATTAATCGTAGAGCACATGAAGGTGACGTTAATGCTTATCGTGAAGTTCAGTTTATGAACAATAATGGTTTTGAGAACGTTAGTACTGATTATACAAATATGTCTCCTAAACTTTATGAAGCTATTGATAGATTCACTAGTGCTACAGCTAAGAAACTTATCAGTGATGCTGACCAATTCTATAAAAAAGAAGATGGAACTTATGCTTCTATATTTGCTCCTGAAACTATAGAAATGATTCGTAATAATCCTAGCGAACAAAGACGTTTTCAAAAGTTACTTCTTGATACAGATAGTCTTATTAATAAATATGGTACTATATTTGATGTTGTAGTTGATGAAAATGAGAATCCTGAAGTAATTGATTTTATTAATCATATTAAGAAAACTATTGGAGATTTACGTAACAAACTTAATCTTAGTACTCTTAATGAAAGATTTGCTAGAGAAGTTGTTGCTAAATGGTCTAATGACCCTAATATTCAAAATGGTTTAATTGATATTTGTAATGGTTATCATGCTGTTACTTGGTGCGATGCTTGGATTGGAGATTTACAAGATACTGGTAATAGTCTTATTCAAAATATTAGCAAACATATAGTTGATGATATTAATGCTAAAGATATGCAAGCTGCTAAAGATGCTCGTGAATTTGAAAAAGCTATTAAAGCCCTCGGTCATATAAATTGGGACAAACTTGTCGATAAGAATGGTAAACTTATTAGAGATTATAATGACAAATTTGTTGAAGATTTAGATGCTCTTAGAAATAAAGTAAATGAAGCTCGTAAAGATGTCATTAATAATCCTATGGTTTATCTTAAAGCTAAGCATGAATATGATGCTTTTAAGATTGCTCATCTTAATCAAAGCTTTAAGGATGAGTATTATAAAGCTATGTATGATAATGATGATTATATGCTTAATACTGCTCCTACTATTTTTGCTGAATATACAAAACTTAGAGAGCAAATTAGAAATATCAATCGTCTTCGTATTAATGGTGTTCTTAGTCCTGAGAATGAAGAAGAATATCGTAAGCTTAGAAGAAGTATTAATCAACTTGAGTCTACAATAAATTTTGATGATGGTACTGAGAAACCTATTTATGATGAAACCAATCCTATTCCAGGTACTAAAGGCTTCGATGAAGAAGGTAAACCTATTATTGTAGATAAAGCTAAATATGATGAAGCTGTATTAAATTCTCAAGGAGCTGCTATGAAACTTACTCAATATCTCAGACGTAAACGTGATATTAATGAAGAATATAATGATACTCAAGTTAAGGATAGTTTTGAAGAAGAACTTGATAAGAGACTTGATATTATTAAGCGAGCTGAGAAACGTGATGCTTTTGGTAACAAACAAGTTTCTGATGAAGTTCTTGCTAATGATGAGAAGTATCAAAGAGCTAAAGAATGGCTTGAGCAAAATGCTACTTGGCACGTAGACCCTAAAGTTAGTGATGAAATTGCTGTAGCTTATGGTATTCTTTCTAAAGGTAGAGCACAGAAAAATAATCAAATATCTTATAAGGCTAAACTTATCAAAATTAAACTTGCTAATGGTGAGAAGGTTTATGATAGTAAAGGTCGTATTCGTGGTGATATATTTAGTGAAGAAGATCAAGAATCTATAAGAAAAGATGAAGCTGGTCGTTATAATAATACTATTTATTCTGCTGGTAATGAACAGATATTAATTAATAATGCTCCTGAACAAAAGCAAGCTCTTCCTGCTGTAGTACAAAGAATGCTCACTTCTAATAGTAAAGAGGGTAAAACTAATGTTGAATATCTTAAATTAGTTAATGAAGTTAATGAAATTCTTCGTCCTTATTATGATACTACTAAGAAAGAAGTTAATACTATTACAGATAGACATCAAATTAGTATTGAAGAACTTCATAAACTTGCTGATTTGTATGAGAAACTTCGTAATACAAAGAAGACTATAGTTAACGAAGATATACCTGGTAATGGTTCTGCTGTTGGTAATTTTATTCGTAAATTTATGCATACTGAATATAGTCCTAAGTTTGATATTGAATACGGTAAAGCTAAAACTATTGGTGGTGAATATCTTAAGGCTTGGGAAGATGCTAATATGGAATACGATTTTGAATATGACGAAAAAGGTCATATTGTTAAAGACTCAGATGGTAATTATGTATATGATAAATCAGTTCGTCTTCCTAATCGTTTTCTTTATGGTACTCTTACTCTTAAAGATGAGTTCTATACTGGTATGAAGAATCAAAAAGTAGCTAAAGATTTGCGTAAAGAATCAGAGATTAAAACTAAAGCTCTTGCTACTATTAATGAGTATCTTGAAACTACTACAACTCCTTATTATAGTAACGCTATGGCTGAAGCTAGAGCTAAAGGTAAAGAAGAGTTTGATAAATGGTTTACTCGTAACCACGTATGGAATGTTTATACTCATAAGTTTGACCCAATAGGTATCTGGCAAAAGACTAGTATTAAACCTAATTATGCTAATGGTACTTGGGCTGCTAATTATAATCAGTTAGATATTGTTCCTAAAGAAGAATATCGTAATCCTGATTATAAAGAGAATACTACTCAAGCTGAAAACTTTAAGCGTGGTATAGACGATGAAAAGTATATTAACAATGTAACTCTTAGTAACAATGAAAAACAAGCTAAGAAACTTATTGAAACAACATTAGATAAGATTGTTAGAGATAAAGCTAGTCGTCGTATTATTAGTCAAGGTTTTCTTCCTATTACAGCAAAAGAAGCTGACCATGATATCAAATGGTTTGGTAAACAAATAGCTGAATTTGCTGGTTGGAATGCTAATATTAGTTCTGTTGGTAAGAATAGTCTTCATGCTGACATGAGTTATTCTACTGATAAAACTCCAGTACTTCCTATGATTGGTAGAGAATTTACTAATAAAAATAGTGAAGACGTCGATAAAATTAAAGCTGCTGAACCAACAAGAGACCAATATACTACTGATGAAGAGTATAATAAAGCTATGACTGAACATAAAGCTAGAATTGATGCTGCTGAAAAGAATAATAAAGCAATACATCAATCTCTTGTCAATAGAGATTTTATTTCTAGTATTAGTCAGTTTATTAGACTTGCTGGTCATCAAAATGCTGTTCAAGATAATAAGTATCTCTTCTATTATGGTCAAAATATGATTAAAGCTACTCCTGTACTTGACGATAATATAGGTTTTAGTAATCTCAGAAAAGATATTAATAGAAGTACTAGTGATGTTACTCGTTATGCTGAAAAAACTTATGATGAAAGACTTTATGGTCAGTTTACTAATTGGGGAAATAGACTTATCTATGATAGATATAAACTTCCTAATAATAAACTTACTAAAGCTGCTAATATTGCACAAAGTCTTACTAGTGCTAAATTTATGATGTTAAATATTACTGGTGGTATTGGTAACGTTACTGTTGGTCGTAGTGGTATTTTTGCTGAACATATAGCTAAAGCTTACTTTAGTACTGCTGCTTGGAATAAAGCTAAAGCTATGTGGTATGGTGCTTCTTTATCTTTCCTAAGAGGAATGACTAGAGAAGATAGTACTAGTCTTGCTGATGCTATTGTTAAATTTATGAATGTAGTAGATTTTGACGAAGTACTTGGCAGACCTACTGGTAGCTTTAAAGCTAGTGATGCTATTAATCGTCTTAGAAACCTTATGTATTCTCCTAACGCTATGGGTGAACATCATATGCAGAATAGTGCTATGTTTGCTATGATGTTTGATAATAGAATTGTTCCTGTAGATGATTATAGAAATAAAGGTAGACTTCCTTATCAAGCTATGACTTGGTCTCAATATAAAGTTGCTTCTCACGAAGAAGCTATGAGACAACTTATTGCTGGTACTCCTCTTGCTGCTCAATTTGAGAAATTTGTAAATGATATAAAGTCTGACCCAAATCAACTTAAAGAATATGCTAGAGGAAGAAGAGATTTAGCTAATGAATTTAAGAATGTTTTCCTTAATAACAAACAAAGTAAAGAGTTTATTGCTAAACGTAAAGAACTTGAAGTTAAAGCTAAGGAACAATTTGAAGCTAATCCTACTCTTATGGAACAGCTTGATTTAGTTGATGGTAAACTAGGTTTTAAAGATGGTTCTCTTATGGAACAACTTTTTAAGCAAAGTACTAACGGAGAAGTAAATGATGCTTATGCTCTTCTTGGAGAATTTAAAGGTAAAGTTATTAGTGTTAATAAAGAGATACATGGTGTATATGATAGACTTGGTGCTGCTCAACTCGAAAAATATTGGTGGGGTAGTCTTGTTATGCAATATCATAAACATATATATCCAGGTATC